ATGCGGCTTTGCTGCCGTAGCCCGACGATGCGGCTTTGCTGCCGTAGCCCGACGATGCGGCTGTGCTGTAGTAGCCCGACGATGCGGCTGTGCTGTAGTCGCCCTTATCCTTATCCTTCTCCTTGGCAGTTTTATAAAACTCGTCAAAGCCGGTTGTGGCGATGTTAAAAACATCCTGAAGGGCTTCGATTTCAATTTCGGCTTGGCTCTTTTGTGTAGTCATACGTTTCCCTTTGGCTGGTTTGTAGAAATTGGGGTTAGTGGTTTCATTGCGGTATCTCCTTAATGGCATTGTTTATTGTGTATGAATCAGCTTGGTTCGCGTACTCTATGTTTCGAGATTTTATCTTTCCGCAGCAGCTGCAAACACGCCATTGGCTTTTTCCAACATATCCCGTTATGACTTCTGACCATTTCGACCATTGATGCGCCCAAGGCCAGCATTTCGTAGTTGTTTGATCAGACATTTTTCAAATCCAATCTTTTCTTGTCGTTTACGACATATAGAACATTTCCTTGTTCGGTCTTGACCTTCTTCACGCCCTTTTTATTGGACAGGACGTATGAGAACACGCCATCCGTGAAATCGACCTCAACCCATGCGTCTTTTTCAACGATGTACCAGCACTGCGGTTTAAGTTTTTTACCGTCAATGATGTCTGCTTTGCCGCCGACTGGAATGGCCTTGTTGTTTTCCACAACATATTCGGAAGCCATTATCAGGTTGCCAAGATCGCCTTTAACGGCGGCGCGATAACCAATGCTTGTGCATCCGCTGTTCTCTCCTGCACATTCGGCTTTGCTGTCGTCACCCGACGATGCGGCTGTGCTGCCGTAGCCCGACGATGCGGCTGTGCTGTAGTTGCCCGACGATGCGGCTGTGCTGTAGTAGCCCGACGATGCGGCTGTGCTGTAGTAGCCCGACGATGCGGCTTTGCTGACGTAGCCCGACGATGCGGCTGTGCTGTGGTCACCCGACGATGCGGCTGTGCTGCCGTAGCCCGACGATGCGGCTTTGCTGCCGTAGCCCGACGATGCGGCTGTGCTGTGGTCACCCGACGATGCGGCTGTGCTGCCGTTGCCCGACGATGCGGCTGTGCTGTCGTCACCCGACGATGCGGCTGTGCTGTGGTTGCCCGACGATGCGGCTGTGCTGTAGTTGCCCGACGATGCGGCTTTGCTGCCGTAGCCCGACGATGCGGCTGTGCTGTAGTTGCCCGACGATGCGGCTGTGCTGCCGTTGCCCGACGATGCGGCTGTGCTGTGGTTGCCTTTATCCTTTTCCTTGGCTGTTTTGTAAAACTCATTAAAGCCAGTTGTGGCAATGTTAAAAACATCCTGAAGGGCTTCGATTTCAATTTCGGCTTGGCTCTTTTGTGTAGTCATACGTTTCCCTTTGGCTGGTTTGTAGAAATTGGGGTTAGTGGTTGATTGGAAGCCCGGTTTTGCAATCTAGTGACTGGTCTGTCCTTATATCGCGGCACAGCCGATTTCCGATGTTCTCAAAATAGTCAGGGTGAGATTCCGGAACCGAGAGATAAGAGCCAATGAGTACATTGCATGCACCTTGGGCTTCAGAACCAAGCCCAACAACAAGATCATTGCCGTACATACCTGTGTAATCTTTTTCAAGACAGGATGCGGAATAGGTGTCGTCTGTTTTTGCTGGCTTATCAGGATGACATGCTGCCAATATCCACAGTGCCATAAGGGCTAGTTTTTTCATGATCTGTCTCGTTTTGGGGTTAGTGTGCATTCAGAAAATTAAAAATTTTTAGCCGTCGCCGGAGCCGGAGCCGTAGCCGTCGCCGGAGCCGGAGCCGTCGCCGGAGCCGTAGCCGGAGCCGGAGCCGTCGCCGTAGCCGTAGCCGTAGCCGGAGCCGGAGCCGTCGCCGTAGCCGTAGCCGGAGCCGTAGCCGTAGCCGTAGCCGGAGCCGGAGCCGGAGCCGTAGCCGGAGCCGGAGCCGTAGCCGGAGCCGGAGCCGTAGCCGGAGCCGGAGCCGTCGCCGGAGCCGGAGCCGTCGCCGTAGCCGTAGCCGGAGCCGGAGCCGTAGCCGGAGCCGGAGCCGTAGCCGTCGCCGTAGCAATCAACCCCATGATGAGCAGCTTTAATCTTCGATAAATTTTGCAAAGGACTTCTCCGCTTCCTTGGTTGTGGGAATAAACTCAATGGCATTCGTCAAGTAAATGCTGCCAGTTTTGTTCAAACGGCCCTTGACGATTCCATTGTTTGCCACGGCAGAAAGCGAGAGGCCGCCGCCTTCCCACTTCCAAAGGCGCAGGGCGTTTTCGAGTTGCACCTCCATACCGTTGACGGCGACAACATCGCCAATGTGGACACCAGCCGAATATGTGCGAATCAAGCAACGCTTGCCGATCATGGGGTGATTATCCGAGCACGATTCGATTGGCGTATTGGCTTTGCAGAAAAGAGAAGCGAGTTGTTTGGCTTCTCCAATAGTAAGATCGTCTAATTTGCTCACGGGCTTCTCCTTCGGGTTAAGTTTCTGGGGGTTAAAGGTTACTTTGCGTTCAACTTCTCAAGATAGCCATTTGCCGCCTTAAGAATGTTGTCAGGCAATTTAGCCATTTCAGCATTATTGGTGACGGCATATGCGCCAGTAATTTTATAAATCTGACTTTGGTCTGGAAGAAACACATCCAAGATCACCAGCAAGATTACGAAACCAGAAAGTTTCTTTGCATAAGAAATAACTGCTGCTGATTTCTTTTTGTCGTCATCGTTGTATTCAACTGACGTCATAAAGGCAATTGCGATGCCTAGCACGACAAGAGTAATAATCCCCAAGATCGTGAAAGTTCCAGCCCATCCAGCAGCGGATGGAAGAACGCAAAAAATCAGATAGAGAAAAGGTAAGCTCATTGATTTGTCCAATTCTGGGGTTAGGGGTTGATGCAATTCTTACTGCGTGAGGCCCTGCTCTAGATTTCTCTAGCCGGTTGCGGCTTTTCAAGACGGTCAATCCTGAATTTCAGCCCCGCCTGACCTGTGGCGGCTCACTTAGTAAAAATTGGGGTTAGTGGCTAAGCTGAAAGTTCGGCAAGTAGTTCGTCATCGCTCATCAAGAGAACATCTAGGGCTGTTTCTTCAATGCCCAAAAACTTCTTTTCTCCGGCAATTTCTTTCTTGCGTTGATTGACCCACACCGTACGCATTTCTCGTTCGCCAGCTGTTTTAGCGTTAGAAAGGCGCATCAGTTCATTCGCTAGGCCATTTTCTAAAGCGTTAAGGTGAGATAGGTCTTTCATGATTGGCTCCGTTTGTTGTCTTGATATAAAAAGATATAATCCGTCATTGACAAACTGTCAAGCACGAATTATAGTGTCAACAACGAAACGCAAGAAAGTTACAAAATGACCTCAAATGCCTTTATTTCTGACTTAACGTGGAGAAGCAAAACTCACCAAGTTTTGACGATTGCTCCTGCGGCTATGCTTCCTCCGGATCAAATTAATATTTTTGAAGGTGTGTCTGGCATGTATAGTTTGCTCAGAAACACAAAAAGAAAATCTATTACAGAATTTTATGTCTCGAGCATAGCCGTTATTTCAGACGATGAAAAAGACATTAATAACTTTATTAATATGGCTAACAAGCGCGGCGCGCTAATACATAGCGTTGAGGAAAATCAATCATGGAAAACGCCAATTCCTCGATTGCCCTTTGTTATGGCATGGAAAGATGCTCGTAAAAATGGCGCTGCCAAGGTAGGTGGTAAAATATCCGCAGATATTCGCAAAAAGAAAAGCGCAGAAGGTATTGCCAAGATCAAAGACAGGTGGCCCATGCCTTCAAAGGAATGGCCTACAGAGATTTTGCTTAAGGAGGCTGGTGTTTCCCTCAATACGGCCAAATCAGTGCTTGGGAGGCGCCCTATAGAGCAGGCTAACTATGCCGCGAAGATAAAACGTAAGGCTAAAAGGAATTTGCCATGAACAAGGAAATATCAGGCGATTTTATCTGTCTTGATTGCGGTGTGAACGTAGGTGATCGGCATTATACGATGCTTAACAAAGAAGGCCCGTATTGCTTGCAATGTATTGATATAGCCAATGAGTGCGAAGAGGAAGAAAATGGTCAGTTTGGGGTGGGGGCATGAACAGCGATTGGATGTTATCACAAGATATGCTCAACAACTTACAACAGAACTCAATAGAGTCTCTAGTTGAATGTTGCCAACAGGGAAGCAGAGTGGATGTTATTGTTAGATATGAAGGCAAGGATTGGCGATTTGAGGCCGACTGGATTAAGCATCTAGAAAGGGTGCTCCCATGAACTCAGTTGTCATAGGAGATTGCAGATTATTCTTGGGTGATTGTAAGGATTTATTTTCTTCAATTCCGTTTGATTATTCACGTACTGCGGTTGTTACCGATCCTCCATACGGGATTGGTGAAAGTGCCGGTAAAGCAAAAACAAGAACAAGCGGCCTTACTTCTGGACTAAAGAAAGCATCTTTATATCAAAAAGATTACGGAAATGATGATTGGGACAAAGAGCCAATTTCTAAAGAGCTTATGGATTTAGTTAGATCTTGTGGAAAATATCAGATCATATTTGGCGGCAACTATTATGATCTTCCGCCAACATCATGTTGGCTTGTTTGGGATAAGCTAAACGGAGACACGGATTTTGCGGATTGTGAATTGGCTTGGACTAACTTACCAAAGGCGGTTAGGCGCATTCAATTTTTATGGAATGGCTGTATGCGAGCTAACGGAGAAACACGCGGAGATCATCCAACTCAGAAACCAAGAGTTGCGGAATTGGCAGGATGGGTATCGCCAACAGCGCAGGATCACAGCAGGGGCGGCAGGGAAGCGAGGCCGCACGATACGGGAGTTCCGTTGAGCCAGCAGGCGGTTCTAGCGGGATGGGGAACGCCGCTGACCAACCACGCGAACGGAGAGCCGGAAGCTTTCTTGGAACGAAAGCGCAAGAGCATGGAGAACGGGTCGCAGTCGATGGGGATATGCCTGTCGGATTTGAATATGCAGGCGAAGGCGTGGGCAGACCCGCAAGCGGCCCGACTAACGGCTTCTGGCGAGATGCTGACTGGCTCTACTGCCGGGATGGAAAGTGGAGGCCAGTTGAACCCAGCACATTCCCGCTGGCTCATGGGGCTTCCGCGAGAGTGGGACGACTGCGCGGTTACGGCAATGCCATCAATGCCGCGCAAGCGGAAGGTTTCATAACAGCTTTTATGGAGGAAGTAGCATGATAATGGACATAGAAGAAAAGCACGCAGCGCAGGCTTGCGACAAGCGTGAGTCATCACAGATCGAACTAACAGAGGAACAGCGGCTAATCAAAGAGGCCATTAGGATACTCGACCTTTCGGAAGGCGCTCACCGTAGGGCAACGCCGAAAGGGAAAGAGGCTTTCAAAGATGCTTGCTGGAAACTTTCGCCAGAGGCGCGAGTGTTCATCGGAAGGCTTTACGACTTCGGCAAAGAATTTCACGGCAATGCTGATAAAGTTTTTGCCTATTGGGAAGAAAACGAAACCAACGTGGTTGAGGCTGGCCCACACATGGTGCCGCATCTTATCCATGATCCGATGGTGGAAATATACATCGTCAGGGCATTGGGAATTTTACAGGCCGAAGGCATCCTGCACGATACGGGAGTGAAGATGTCATGAACGATCGAAAAACAGTAACCACAGAACCGCCTGAATTTCTGGATTATCCGGGTGGACGCTATCGTTATGACCGCAAGGCAACAGAAGATCGCGGCGGTGCGGTTGCGCTATCACAGCTTGCCGACGACGAAGTGGTGGTGTGGCCGGGCTTCATCTACAGGAGAACGGCATGACTGAAACGACGAAAAGTAGGTTTAGACATTACGCCTTTAATTTGTGCTGGCCTTGGGGGATTTTATGATTGTTCAAAATGGCATCGACGTAACAGACCAAGTTACAAAGAAAGCGCAAGATCTTGGACGGGTTGCGATGAGTAGCCAGCACTATAAGAAACATTTTGATGAATGTTTTGTTCATCTTATAAAAGCAAAACAGGCTTTAGAAAGTATCGAGCGCCCATGGATGGATGATTTTATCTACGTCAGTGTCCAAGAAATCCAAGTGCTTATCGAAGCCATGAAGGGAGTAATCAAGTCATGACTCAAACGACGAACCGACAACTAATCATTGACCGCTGCAAAAAGTCACGCAGCATGATTGGTAAAATGTGTTCCGAAGGTCGTCCACCTAAGATGCGGATTCCGGCTGATCATACGGAAGACAATGAGGATATTTTTATCTGCGACACACTTGAGATGTGTGAAGCATGGCTTGGAGATTCACCAGATGAAGATTGAACCACAAACGACGAAATTTGACACCATCAAGCGCGGCATTCTCGACCAAGATATTCAGACGGTGGCAGATGCCATTGAAGCGGTCGATTATCTCAAAGAGGTATTCCGGCAGATAAATCAGATGTGTTCGCTCAATAAGGATGAATACATCGAAGGCTTCCACGAAATCGGACGCTTATCATCAGACGCCTTGGAGAACTAACATGACAACTAAAACGACCTACCCCACAGAGAAGATGATTGAAGCTGGGGCTAAAGCCGCTTACGGAACCGTTATGTGTAACGAAGAAGATTGGCCTGATGTATCAGGATCAGTGGGTGCGCAAAACTATCGTGATGCAGCTAAGAATTGTTTTTTAGCGATGATGGAAAATGATGATGCCTGTAAATAAATCACTAACGACGCCGGAGCCAATCCTAGATAGGTACGGCAGAGACATTGATCGAGGCCATGCGGTCCCCGGTGATAGCCTAAAATATTTTTGGGATGAAAAGGACGACTTCAAGCGTTGGGTTGGTTATGAGGAATGGGAAAAGAAGAACCCAGAAAAAGCAAAGACCCTGAATAGGATGGTTGCTGATCGTGATCGAGCTATTCGATTTCATAACGAGGGGATAGATGAATATCTCGATGAAATTATCACTGAGGAACTGAAGGGGCTAAATCAATGACTGAAACCACCTTAACATTCGACTTTCCCATCGGGTGGTGTCTCGAAGAGGTAAGCTGTGATTATTTCCAAAAGGAATGGAAAGCACGCGCTCATAAACTATCGAGTAGAATATCAGAGAGTCGAGGAGTTCATGGTTACCCGTCGGCGCAAGAGGCATTGAACGCCTTGAGCGAAACTTTGGAGAAGCACAATGACTGAAACGACGAACTGGAAGCCAATTGAAACCTATGATGGCGAAGATGATGCGTCCGTCATTGTATTTGCCAAGTCGTGGGCACAACCTTCAATTGCTCATAAGTCAGAGGGAGCTTGGTACTGGGATGATTTTGAAGATGAAATCATTCCCACCCACTGGATGCCACTACCGGAGCCGCCAAATGAAACTTAATCCACAAACGACGCCAGCCGTTCAGGAAATTTTGGATTGGATGGATATTTATCTTGGACTCAACCAAAACCATGAACTTGATATGGACGATTTCTATGCTGGGCTTAATAAGTTTATACCAGAAGCCAAAAACCTCATCATGAAAGCTACGATGACATCAGGCGGTATAAATCTCGCCGCAGAGAACATCAGATTGATGCAAAAGATAGAAGAATTAGAGAAAGAACTTGAAATGGCACTTAACGATGATCGAGGTGTTCTATGACTCAAACGACTATCTAGGCGCTATTTCCCTAGCCGGAAACCTGTAAATCTTGCACTCATGGCGCACAACTGGAAGGCATGCCGTCCACATTTCAACGTACCATTGCCAGATCAGGAATGGGTTATACGCGACGATCTTAGCCGGAAACGGTATTACGACAGCAGTTTCACTACGAACCATAGCACTAGCCCCATACTCGCCATTGACAGCATACCACAAATGAACATGACGGTTAAGTCGGTTTTTGTCGGGATTATGTCGTGTTCGGATGGATCTCCCCCACCATGCGCGTGACTAGTATCGTTTGCATGGGGCCCTGTTAATTCAGGTGCTCGGTTTGAGCTTGCTTGCGTAGAGGCTTGCGGGGAATCTTTGGGGAACCACGCAGCAATCGGTGCGCGTGGATCGTCTTTAGCGGCATGATCTGGGCATTTCGGATCAATGCAAATTGCGTCTTCGTAAATATGTTTTTTGTCAATCACCCGTTTAGGGGATGCCGTCTTTTTCGGCTTTTTGCTAATTTTCTTAATGACTCTTTTCGACATTGGCGTTAGCATAACACACCTCCCTGAATAACCCGTTGCCGTAGCAAAGCCTTAACATTGGTAAACACCTGACGTTTAAGCCGTGACGCGGCAATGCAATACATCATGCAATGGGCGGTCTCTACGTCACATAGCCATTGCCCAAACGCCTCGCCGTATTCGACCTTGCGAACGATTCCCGTGCCGATCCTCAAATTCGTGTCATAGAACGAATGCACGGCTACCAGCATCCCAACATCAAACGGACGGTTCAAACGCATGTCGGCCTCAATTTGGGTTTCGTAGGCGGTTGCAAAATCGTACAGCATATATTCGGGCAAAAGGTCGGGGATGTCAAAGGGTGCGGCCATGGGTTAGCTCCTGTTGAGTTTTTCCAGTCTTATTTTTGTTCTTTTTTTTCTTCCTCTAGCAGCGTCACATGCCCTACAAACTTTATGCTGTTTGTTTATTTTTTTATCAAAAGTTATGTAAGCATTTGCATCGTTGTATTCATGGCCATGCGGGCAATGAGATGTATGAATTATATAAGGTTTATTACGCCTCATATTTTCCCTGTGAGTAACCTGTTCGAGATGGGCGGGGTTTACACAAGAGTGAACTCTGCAAAGATGGTCTAAACATAAATTTATATCTATTCCTCCGTGAAAAGATTTAAACACAAATCTATGTGCTTTTGTCACCTTTTGGTGTTTTCCGCTGCAAGTTACACCATACCCTCCTATATCAATAGCCCCCATCCATAACCAACATCCAGAGTTTGGTTCAGGCATTATTTTATTTTTTATTCTTTGAGGAAGTTTTTCCAAATCGAACATATCTATCCTTTAATCTTAGGCTTTTTTTGCGGCGCTGGGTGCGTAGGCAACGGCTGCATAAGCGCCATGTCTAAAGCTGGTGCAAGCGCGACCTGCTCAACGGGAGGATTCCCGAAAGTCACCTGAACGAATAAATGGGTTTGCCACACCATAACCCCTAAATTTGCCAGTATGCACAGGGTCAACACAAGAAACAGGGTTTTGTTGGCTATTGAGATAATCATCATATCCTCCATTTAAAAGTTTACGCTGTAGGCGCATTAAGGTTTGTTCGGTGTCCTCGTTCACAGCTTGCCGCCAAACATAATCACATCACAGGCGCGGTTTAGATGCTCAACTGCCTTGCGTGCACGTTCGTCAAGCTCCCGCGCGCCTTGGTCGATAGCCGCCCATTCGTGGATATAACGGCCTGTAGCGTATGCTTTGCGGCACTCAGCGTTAAACGGTGGCTTTGGTGCAAGTGGCGTAACGTTTGACATGGCTATTTGCTCCTGATGGTTTGTTTGAGCCGGTGGATTATTTCGGCTGATAGGCTGCGCGTGTTTGACTTTGCGCTCTGGCGGATTGTTGCCAGAATATCAGCCGGTATTCTTAAACCTATGTGGATATTCTTGATCTTCATGTTAGCTCCGTTCTATGATTATGATTGTTGCACAGTGTACAACGATAGTCAATGCAATAATTCGTTTCGCCAGCGGATATATAATTAACTAAATGTTAACCCGTTTAACTGGCTTTACATCAAATACAGCGTCATGATGTTCACAGCGATACCATTGCGGATTCGTGCGCATGGCCAGCTTCATAACCTCGCGTTTGCCGTGATATTCAACAATCCAGTATTCGCCTATTTTGGGGTTCGGATGCGGTAGGCGGGGCTTGTAGGGTTTTACGCGCATATCTTTTCTCTATCTCATGTTCATAGTACCATTTAGGAACGGTTTTTTTATTTACAGATCGTTCATAAATGTATTTTGTCAGATGATGGCAGTTTTGGCCTAGATTTTGCCAAAGAATAAGGTCGGTGCTGGGTTTCATCTTCCCTCCAAATAATTGCCGTCTAATTCCGTGCTGCCAGCGCCATGCTCTACTCGTTACCTTGGCGCGAGGATTCCTAAATTACATCTTCTGGCTCGAATAATCCTGGTTCTGGCATTGGTGGTTGTTCGTCACGTCCACGGCGCATGTTGTCGGGGATGGGCGGCATAGCTTCTTCCGCTTCCACAACAGGCGTTGCTGCTTCCTTAACCTTGTCGAGTCGTGACTTGCGTTTTGGCTTATCTTCTTCTTGCGCCAGTTCTAGCAAAGCTTGATTTTCAGCATGATCTTTCGCTGGTAAGTCCGGCATAAACAAATCTTCGTCTGCTTTCAACGCTTGTTCAACGTCTGTTGATTGTGGCAGGTACTTAGCAAGACGGCGAATAGCTGACTTCTTAGCCATTTCCTCCCACCATGAAGTCCACGGCCCTGAGTCTTTGGAACGTGAAGCTGCGCGGATTTTCTCAACATCGGCCAATGAAAGCGGTTGCACAAACACGCTTCCGTCCTTTGTCTTAGCCATTGCATAAACGCCTATCGCGGCTCCGCGTTCTCCGAATAAAATAGGCTCGTGCGTGATATGCTGGCCTTCAGTGTCCACCCAGTAACGGAATTGGTCGTTCTTATAAACAACCGCAGCGTGGAGCGTTGCGAGTTCTCCTGATTGGCGTATCTTTTTCAAAATACCTGCAACCATAATCATCGGCTGGACTGCCTTAATCCATGTGCCGTCTTTTTGTTTGGTACTGAATGTGACGAGTGCAGCTTCACGTCCATCGGGAATAACCCCGTCTTGAGCAAGTTTCATGCAAGCAGCGTACAGGCTGCGACGATCTGCATTAAGCAAGTCTGGGCTGTTCTGAATGGCCGTAATGGCCACGCGCTGGAACTTTTCAGGGCTTATGTGGCTCGGTAATGCCATAGCGAATTGACCACTCATTTTTTGAATGTTTGCCCTGACTTCATCTATGACGGTTATTTGCTTAGTTTGCGGTTCGTTCATTTTGTTCATCCTTTTTGTGTTGTCTATATTTTAAGCCGTACTCGCTTCTGCACTTGACGCACCTTCTAAAACCAGTGACTTCAATTCTTACGTTATCACCAGTCAATTCATGTCCATTTTTACAGAATATCAGTTCTTCTTTTCCGTTCTTCCTTCTACCTTTGTTGGTCATGTCCTCCTTTTCCTAGTTTAATGCGTTGGTCTACGTAGCTTTGACCTGCGACTGTATAGCCTTTTCGGTTTACGGTTTTACGTGTCACCCAGTCAATTCCGCAACGGGCTGTACTGGCATTTCCCATTATTGTAGTCATTTCAGCTTTGGCGGCTTCTTTAGCTTTCTTGGCTACGGATTCTATTGATTGATGATGACCATATTCGCCAATCAAAGATGCAAATCTATTATTTGATGAAAGGTCTATAGCTTCGCCTGATGTATCTGAATACAACCTCTTTATGATCTCACCATCGCGCTGAAAGTCAGGAGTTGGTTCAATGCCGATATTAACCATGCGCCAGAATGTTGAAACCTTGTCGCAAATAAGCTTGCCGATTTCACGATCCACGGTGCGCTCAACAATGACGGGTTTGTTCCCACCAATTAAAGCGCCAATAATTCCGAACGTGTAAGGCTCTGGGTTATTACTGTTGGCGACTTCTAACTCGCTCTGTAATTGCAGTTCTATAGAAACAGGCGCTTCTATTTCGTCGTCAAGAGATATCCACTTTTCTTTGTACTCTTTATAATCGACATTCTTTAACTCGAATAATCCCTTTTCGTTTCCCCGCCTGATTTCAAAATCAAAGCTCGATCCATAGCGAGCACAGGTCGAGTGCAGCATGAAAACTTTAAGCGGCTTAACTTCCCAACCATAATCTTCAGCCAACCCGTGGGCTATCGGCATTTCGAGCCTACGTCCCCAACGAAGCCGATCATTGTCCTCCATGCTGATGGAGATTCCGTCTTTCTTGCGATGGAATAGCTCATATTCTGTGGTGTATGGAGACTCGTTAAACAGAGCGGCTACTTCGCTGCTAGTAATAGCCTTTTCCTTGTGGGAAAGCCATTCTTGCTCACTCTCGTAATTAATAATTATTGGCATTTGGCTTTTCCACTTGTTTTGAAAGAATTATTTCCGCCACATTCAACTCGATAGCGCCATGTCGTGGCTCCTAATTGAAGGTTGATTCTCTCTTTGACAAAAACACTCTACAATGCTATTAATGGGGCGTCAATAAAATAAATGGGGTAAATTACAAATGTCACGAATTAAAAAAACACCAGGACTATCGGTTGATATTCCATCCGATATGCACAAGGCTTTGAAGGCCGATGCTAAGTCAAAAGACATGAAAGTCTCCCAAATTATTCGTGGCCTAATCCGTGAGTATCTCAAGAAATAACCCCTCCATCCGAAAGCACCGAAGCGGCACTACCTGGTTCAGCCACCCATGCGTATGCGGCGCACAAGGCTCGTTCGGAACTGGCGTGAATTTGCTTTTGGCGCATAGGTTGAAGAAATCTGAGTATCTGGGGACTTGGACATGCGGGCAACGTGGTTGCGTTAGAACGGGGTCGAATAATGATGCTCTCGACACGGGATTGCCTCTAGGGATATGATTTCCTTGAGGCCATCGATTCCGTTATCTAGCACGTAGACTTTAAAGCCTTGATCGACTCGCGCCTTATGCACAAGTTCTTGCGCTTCCGAAACAACACCGCCTTTTTCCTTTTTAAGTTCGATAAAGATTATTCGAGCAGGGTGCCACGTAAGCATTAGATCGAGTTCGCCTTTGAGCATTCCCTTGGCTTTGAAACGAGCTACTAACCCCATAAATTGCTGCATACTCATAAACCGCCGAATATAACCTATTTCACCGTTCATTGACGCGGAAACCGTTACCTGTGGGCACATTTGATGTAGGTAGTGCACGACAGCGGCCTGTGTGGTGTTTTCCTCGTGCGCGTTCTTTTGTCCTGGAGCTCGTGGTTTGCGCGGCGCTCGCGGTGTCTTGTCCATGAAGGCTAATGGAGTGGCCGAAGTCTTGTTACCCCAGCCGCTTGGAGCTTGGCTTCTCATTTGTGCCTGTAGCGCGGCGAGTGTGGGTTTGTTGCGTGTAAACTTCCCTTTAGCCATTAGAACCCCATCCTGTCTGAATTGTCGGCGTTAATGCGCCGTTCGATGATTGCGCGGCCATTAGCTAGAAGGCGTTTTAATAGCCCCTCTGGTTCGCGTTTTGACCTATTCCAGCACAGGAAACAGAACAGGTGATACAGGTGCTGCTGTTCCCAGAAACTTCCGTCAAACATGTAATTTGAAGCTCCGTCTAGGTACAGGTCGATTTCCTTCGGGTCGGCCAGCATCAACGATACGCGGTTTGTTTCTGTTTTCATGCGCTGCTCTTGCCATAATTTTAAAGAACATGGCTGTAAAGCATGAAGTGCTTCGGATGGTTTCATAATACATAATCCTTTTCGATCATTCCCAGTTCTTTACGTCCGGCTAAGTGCGGACTCCACCAATACACGCCAGTTTTTCTAATTTTAAAGTGCCCTCTTCGCCAGTGCATTCTTACATGCTCGTCTGTTTCGCCGTCCTCTCTAATTGCTGCCTTTAACTTGTTGGTTAATACAATAGTTTTATGATCAAATAATGCCAGCTTTCCGTTGCGGATTCTTTTCTTATTTAAAGCTTCAATATTTTCGTGATCTTGGATTTCTACTGCGTTTTTACAGTTCATAAGGATAAAAAACAATTGAGGAAACAATGTTTCTCCAATCCAATCTGCGGCTGCGGATTGCATAGACTGAACCATTATCTTTTGATCGAGTTTTCCTCCTTCATACATTGTATTCATGTAATGCGGGAATGGGAAAGGTACAAACATTTCCCCAATTTTTTTCGCTGCTTCCAATTCGTGCGAAGATAATGTTTCTACCCATTCGGAAATCTTTGCATCCTGTGCTTTCATATACGTACTTGGATCTACCTTTATGCCAGATCCCAGGTTAATAAGTTCTTCCATCATTTCCGCCCCTTTCTTTTTGTCGTAAACATAAGAAAGAATGCTCATAATCGGCGGCAAAGATGAATCTCTAAAAGAATACCCCATCGAAATAAGCAATTCATTTTCGCTCTTTTCTTCTACCAGAAACCCTATTTTCTTTGTTCTGGGTGCTTCGGCCTCTGTGCGTAGATCATCTATATTACTGTCGCGTTTTGCCGATGAACTATACTCAATCCACGTTAGGGGGAACGGTGGCCTTGCGAAATTCATACTTTCTAGCATTGATGATGGTTTCTGCTCTCTAATGTGTCGAGCCATTTCGTAAGCATCGTCGCTCACAACAAATTTATGAGCTTCTATGAACTTCCTGCATAAGGAGCCAATTCCTTCCTTGTCATATTTGAAATATGCCCCTACTTTTCCAGTATGGCTCTCGTAAAGTTCATCACACAACATGCTTTATTCCTCCCAATCTATGGGTTGATTCAGTCTTTCCTCGAAGGCAGCGCGGTAATATTCTATCCTATCCAACGCATAGTAGGTCGATCCATTAGAAGACTCCTGTTTACGTGTTAGTCTAAGCTCGTTTTTCTCAAGTCCGGCGTATTCGTTGATATTCCTCGCCAGCCATATAGAAGTTTTTGGGTGCTTAACTCTCGCCTGTTCGCCCCATTTTATATAGGCTTCAAAGAACTCATTACATCCTATCGTTGGGTTAAGCGGATTTGTGTCCCACGGATTTGCTGCCCCTATACGGCGCGTCAATAATACCTCGTGCCACCATTTTAATTCGTCTGCTATGCCGTTGAGTTTTTGATCTAAAAGAGCGTTTGTTTTAGGAACATCCGAAAAAATATTTTCGTCATATTTTCTATTTAAAAAGAAACTCAGTAAAGCCTTATATCCGGCATTGTTATCGTCGGTTAGTTGCTTTTCGATTGCTGCGAAATAGGGGCGGTTTCTTATTGCGTTTTCCGCTACGTCCAGAACGCAAAATCGCCGTGCTGTGGCATTAGCTGGTACTGCCCACGTCGAATTAGTGGCCATGATAAAGCGGATATAGCTGCGTTTAAAATCGGCGTCCTTGTTTTTCCCTTCGATGTTCAAATAAGGTTCAGTTATCATGCCATACAAAGCGCCCTTTGCTTGCTGATCGCCGCCCCAAAAAGCCTCGTCAACAAAGGCTAAAAGTTTGTATTGCAATTGTGCGTTGAATTTTCCCACAAGCTGTTGTGATTGCAAGATGTGGACGTAATTAGCTTGGTTGATAAGGTTTGATACTGTGGTAGCGAATCGGCCCTTACCCGTGCCCTCTGCTGAACTTCTTAGCACAAGAGCAACCCCGTTTTTACGTTCTGGACGTTGGAACATGTCAGCAAGCCAGTCTAGCACCCACGAATAAAGGTAATCCTCCCCGCTGCATATATTTGTCTTGACGTGATCGAGAAATAAATCAAATTTCCCGCCCTCTTTTGGCTCAAATTTGAAGCCCCTCCATAGGTTGTATGAACTGCTGTCCAGCTCAATATTCGGCGCAAAATCCACCGATTCATATTGTCTGCGCTGTTTCCATGATAGCCATGAAGAAGCTATCTTCTTTCTGCTTGGCTTTTTTGATTCTTCTTCCTCTGTGGTCGGCGCTTCTTCTTCAACGAATATGTTGTCCAGTAGGGTTTTGAAGTCATTAACCGACAAATAACGCGGAATATCCTGCGAAAAATCTGCAATCCGCACAAGGCCGCCGATGCAAACAACGGCAAACCGTTTGTTCATATCATTAAGCGCGATAGTCCTAGCACTGGATGTTTTTGCCATACCTCGCCCCTATTTCATGAGGCGCAGGAATGTCGAAACTTTGTAAGATTTGTTGCGGGTTTTCCAGCGTGTGATAGTAGCTGGCGAAACACCTGCCTGAGTGCAGAGAACAGAAACCGATATTTTAAGCTTTTTGGCACGTTTTGCGACTAATTCAACGGCTTCACTAACGCTAATCGGAATATACATGGGGAACTTTCAACTGGCGGGGTTCTACGCTCAATATATATCCAATTCTTTCCTTTGGTCAAAAACATTATTTATTTCTTATACGGAATGATTTTTTGTTTTTATCGTCATTGGGTAGTGTGATAACCTGATTGTCCGTCAACCATTTGTGTCAAGAGGAAATTGCCTTGTATTCAAAAACCACGCGCTTGCCATTTCGCTTCATATTTTGGCGGCACTGTCTTAGCTCGATCTCACCTTTTCGAGCAAGCTTCATGAGTGCCATATGTACGTTTTTCGATTGTACAGTATCATCAAGCTGCTGAATAACCGCTAGAACTTCGTGCGCGGTCATCCAGCAAAAGTCTGGCAAGTGGTCGCGGATTAGCTGCGTTATGGTTTGTCGTATCTGTTTGCGTGGCGCAAACTCGCGGATTGGCGGTTGTTCGGGCTGCGGTAGTACGCAAGTTATAGGAGGTTCAACGTATGCGCGGCGCTCTGACCTGCGTACATTGTTAGCACCATGCCAGTTATAGTTGGCGCGGTTAACGATCAGGGATTTAAACGCTCGTCGTTCTCTCCCGCTGCGCCGTTCGATCATTCCGACTCGCGTGGGTCTATGCACATTTGCGCCAAGCTAGGCTGTTTGCAATTCTCGCACCTTTCCCATTTCAATGTGCGGTAACTATCGAAGCATCTGCACTGGGCAATAACCGTATAACAACGGTCACATTTGATAATGAAGTGCTTATGTGGGTTAATCATCGTTCGGCTGGCTCATTTCTGCGAAGGTTTTTGCATGTCCTCCGTCCTCTAGCTTTTTAATGGCGATTCGGCACGCGACGATCACGGCTTCGCTAGGATTATCACGCTCTAGTTCTGCGTCAAGTTGTTCGTGTGTCCAGTGCAAGAGACTCATGTGGTCAGTCATTTCCCGCCCTCCACTTCCGCCCTCCACTTTCAAAACCGAGCCATTATGCAAAGCCTGTTCACGCTCGGCTAGATACCGGCGCGAATATACGCCAAGAATGCGCCCGTCTGCTGCGTATAGGCGAAACCTTAAAGCGTTCCGTTTGCGGCGGGATCGTGATGGGTGGTTACTCATTCATTCCCCTAACAATCTTTCGCATTTTCTTCTGCAATCGTGCGCTTCTGTTTTTCTTGTACGGTATGCCTAGCACGACATAATCTTGGCACTTAATCATAAGTGTTAAAAGATCAGGCGGTTCAGTACCTTCATATGGGTTATCAATGTTAGTTAGCTTGTGAATTTCTCTCATTTCGGCAACCATGCATGTATCCAGCCGCGATAGGGCAATCCGTATTCGTGGCGAAAGAACTCCAAGAAATCTTGCGCGTTCTTAAAACCTTCTTGAATATGTAAAACACTGGCTGGATGGATATTGCCTTCGATCTTGCCAATAATTGCCCATATGTCAGGCTCACGGATCATAATTGGCGCGACACCAATGCAAAGCGCGTCCATGAGCTTACGGCATTTCTTAGTGCGCAACCCCGTGTATAGCTGCATCGTGTCGCCAACCTCGCAACGCTTGGTCGAACGAATAGTCGATAGCTTTTCGCCAGCGAGGATTTTAGGCACGAATATGGGTTTGAAGGAAAAGGCGGTCATAAATCCCCTCTATCTGGCATTTTGGGTAAAGTCATCCAACCTCTAGCTTTATGCCAATCAAGATATGAATCTCCTTCATTCTCAAAATGTCCAAGTTCTTGTTCCCACCTATAAATCGCATAAAGTCCCTTTCCATAGACAAGAAAAGGCTTGCCGTCCCGTGGTGCTGTATCCATTGTTTGCCAATCTTCTTGGATTATCATGCGCCCACCCCGAATTGCCCGTTGTCCATTTCTTCCTGCTCCTGCGCTAACCATATGCACTCGTCGCAATACGGGTAGTCTTTGTTAACCGATGTTGCGTGGGCTAGTTCGTGATCTAGCCATATGCCGCATTCTTTGCATGTGAGCATGGTCATGACATTAACTCCCTCAACAATTCATCATCGCTCATTTCGATTTCTTCAGGGATAACAATGCCCTTTTTGGCAAGAAACTTCTTTTCCCCGTCCAGTTCTTTTTGAGCTTGTTTAACTTGTGTTTCCCGAAACACTCGCTCTTTTTCGTTCACGGCATGAAACAAGCGTGTTTTTTCGCGGTTTAATCTGGCTTCGATTGCGCGAAGGTGGGATAGGTCAACCTTTTGTTCAAGGCTAAGATGAAAGGCGTCAGCGCGAGCTTTGTTGTAAGCTTTATCAGCGGCGTTTAGCTTGGCCGCAGTTTCGGGGTTATTGGTAAGCCAAGTCATGATTGCACCATGCTTTCGGCGATATTGTCGCGTTGCTGAATTGTCCAAAACTCCCGCCAGTCCGGGTTAAGCTTTTCCAATGTGGCGCAAGCTTCGATAAACGTTTTACAAGGCGGATACGTATTGCCAATTTCTTCGCATTCTGTGACTTCAATCATGATTGCACCTGTAAGCGAGTGAATTTATCAAGCGAGACGTAGCTATAGGCTTTGCCAGCGGTCAAAAACTCTTTTTCTGTCCCGATAAAAGAGGCGCTTTCACTTTTGAAAACTTGTTCGAACGTGAAGGGCTTTGTTTGCTTAACCCCGGTAAGTTTGGCGTCATTCGGTAATTGAATAAGCATGGCTAGACCTCCTGATAGATTGTTACGCAATGCCAGCCTGGATAGGCGTCTAAAGCCTGTTCTTCCGCATGGTCAGCGTCATCGGCATCGCAAGGAAAATAAAGCGGTGTTTCGTTATCTTCGCTTAGTTGCATCATGATGATAAAGCGTTTCATGCCGTCACCGTTGTTTCAAAAGCCGTTACGACAACATGACCGCCCTTGCGTTGATAGTTAAGCTCAACGTGTTTGCCGTTGCCTTGGTAAATATCGCCCCAGCTTTCAACGCCCATGTCGCAATCAATGCCATAGCCACCTGTGAATGCCAGGTTGTGGTTTTTAATTAATCCCACGATATAGGCAGCGGCGGTATCAATCGTTAGGGGTATTGCTTTGCATGTTCTGGTCATTTTAAGCCGCCTTTCCATGTTCAAGTTTAAGAGAACGTAAGTTCAACATCGTAGCCAGCTCATAAGCTTGCAGGATGGTCAGCCCTGCTCCTACCGTCTCGCGGGTGCTCGTATCTATCACGAGGAAACGATGCGGCATTGGGGCGCGTTGTAGAGCGTATTTCATGCGGCCTCGCCTTCAATATCGCGTCCACGGCGCTAAATACCTTCCCATACCGTACCTTTTCCCCTGCGTTGCCGCTGTTCCAGTTGGCGATATAACCGCGCGAGTATTCCAGCCCTTCGGTGATGCCAAGAACGGAAAGCACGACATAAGCGGTTAGCTCGGCCTCTACTTCGATAACGGTGTTGGGAAGTTCGGCGCTGTCGGCAAGCAAAACATCATCGGCATGTAGCAAACAGTGCGCGATTTCGTGCAAGTGGGTTTTAAGGGGATTAGCTGCCAGTGCGCTAACGGCGATTGTTTTTGCATTCGGCTTTGCGTATCCCTGCGCGTTGCCATTGACCGTTGAAAAATGCTCGGTTGTTATGCCTAGCCCGACAAGTGCGTTTGCCATATCAAAGCTTGGCGTTTCCGGCATAACATAGTCATCGCCTTCGGTCTGGCTCAATCCGAACCAGTTATTCCGGCGAATGAAGAACATGCCGTTAACTTCGCCCGAAACTTTGTCCTTCGACACGCAAGGCATTAGCAACGCGATGGCCTTCGAGCCTTTTTTAACTTGGCGACCTAATTCTTTCCACCCGTTATAAGTGTTAATCGGTTCGGCTTGTGCAAGCTGCATGATCGCTAAGAACTGATTACCGATTGAATAGCGGTGGAAGTAACGATAAGCGGCGCAAAGCTTGCCTGATTGCGTCAAGGTTTCTTTGGCAATGGCTTCGTAGTTGTGGGAATTGGAAGAAGTGGAATTATCTGACATGGTATCTACTCCAGCCCCTGATTTCCCGAGGCGCGGTCTCGCTTATGACTGCATCTTATCCCACAATTTACCGTCTGTAAAGCATAATCGCCATGTTAGTATTCAATAATTACAACACGTTAGAAGAAAGCAATAAAATTACTTAGTACGCTTTATCAGCAAGCCCATTATGCCGTTTTCCATTACAGTTTTTGTTTTAAAACGCTTGTCTGTCCGATAGTTCCAATTTCTAAGCGTGCATCGCATTTTATTGAAATACTCCTTTGAACCCACACGAAAGGCAATAAATTGAGCGTGTCCTAGTTCCCACTGCCCAAAATGGTATTTCCTGCTTCGGTTTGATCTTTCTGGCTTGTTCATTCTACCCGCCACACTCTCGTTCCCATTACACCGTTCTCCATTGTCTTTTTGGTTCTGAATTTCTTTTTTGTTCTTGATGCCCAACACTGAGCCGCGCCGGTGGTGTTCCTCCCGTCTTCTGGAAAGAATTCCGTTTGACCGATTTGCCAGTTTTTAAAAGGCCAATGCCTGATAGGCGGCGGCGGTGGTACTTTTGACCAGTCTATCTCAAAAGCCATATAAAATCCTTTCATTACAGTTATTTAGGCATTATTACCACAATAAACTACATTGTGCAATAGTGATGTTGTGATGTCGTGTAATGTAGTCACGTATGTAAAAAACTACGATAAGGAAATGCATATATCAGATAAATATCAATGAGTTACAGGAAAACTTACGATATAGCGTCAACATTTGCCCACCATCAGAAGATATCGGTGGCTTCTTATCACCCCTTCTCTTTTTCTTTTTATATTATAATATATATATATATTGACTAAATAAAAGAAAAACCCCTGCAAACGTTGATTCCTTATCCTAGTTTTTACCCAATTCTGCCGTAGTTATGCTGTTGGTGGCGCTTTTGTTGGGCTTTTTGCGTGGTTGTCAAATTTGGTGCCTAAAATTTAGGCAGTTTTATTCGTGGTTGACTTTTGATTAAAGTTTAGGCACATTAGTTAATATTCAATTATTTAAGGATTGAAATGAATGCCTTTTCAGCCAGGACAATCCGGAAATCCTGGCGGAAGACGTTCCGCTAAGCCTATAACCGATGCTCTAAGCGTTATTTTAAGTTTGCCTAGGGATTATGACCTTTCAAAAGATAACCGTTCCTTGGGCAATAAAGCGGCCTTGCTGGCGGAAACACTTTGCAAGCAGGCTATGGAAGGCAACTCCGCCGCCATTCAAGAAATAATCAACCGCGTTGAAGGCAAACCGATCCAACAACTCGATATTAAAAAACTTGATCCATTTGAGGAGTTAACGCTCGATGACATTCTCAGACTCCGCGATGCTCTCTCAATCCGAATTGCTGATGTTTCAGGCCAAGATCGAGGAACAGTTATTGAGGCGCAAGCTCGAATTGTATCAACCTTACCCGAAACAGAAACAATTCCACAGCCTGGGCAAGACGAAACGTGAAAGATTGTTTCGGGCAGGCAACCAATTAGGAAAATCATTGGCTGGCGGCGCTGAGGCCGCTATGCACGCAACGGGGCGGTATCCTGATTGGTGGGATGGCAAACGTTTTGACAAAGCTAATGATGGCTGGGCATCGGGCGTTACAGGCGAGGTGACACGCGACACCATTCAAAGATTGTTGATCGGCGCTGTTGGTAAAGAGGGAACGGGGTTTATTCCGCACAAGGACATCAAGGAAGTCATTAACGCTCGCGGTGTGGCAGGGCTTGCGGATACGATACTTGTTCAGCATGTCAGGGGTGGCGTTTCACGTATTAAGCTGAAATACTATGAACAGGGGCGCGAGAAGTTCCAGGCCGACACGTTGCAATGGGCTTGGAATGACGAAGAACCGCCCGATGATATTTATATGGAAATCCTCACACGTACCAATGCGACCGGCGGTATTTTGTGGACGACATTTACCCCTCTTTTAGGGATGTCCACCGTTGTGCGTAGATTCCTGAATGAACCTTCGCCTGATCGCGTTGATATCAATATGACGATATCCGATGTTACGCATATTTCAGAAGATGAAAAACTGCGTATTATCGCAAGCTATCCCGCGCATGAACGCGAGGCACGCATTAACGGTAAACCGATGCTTGGATCGGGTCGCATATTTCCGGTATCTGAGGAATTGATAAAAGTTCCTCGTTTTGAGGTTCCACAGTGGTATCGCAAGATCGGTGGCATCGATTTCGGTTGGGATCATCCGACAGCTGCAGCTAAGATAGCTTACAATCCTGATATGGATATTATTTACCTTATCAATGTTTATAAACGTTCTGAGGCTATTCCTGCCATTCATGCGAGCGCGTTAAAATCATGGGGCAAAGATTTGCCGTGGTCGTGGCCGCATGACGGATTGCAACATGATAAAGGATCGGGCGAAAACCTAGCTGATCAATATCGCCGCGAAGGTCTAGCCATGTTGCCTGAACGCGCAACCTTTGACGATGGATCGAACGGCGTTGAGGCTGGAATTATGGACATGCTGACGCGCATGGAAAATGGCACATTCAAAGTTTTCGATAGCTGCCAATTGTTCTTTGATGAAATGCTTATGTATCATCGCAAGGATGGCAAAGTGGTCAAAGAGTTCGATGACGTTATATCGGCTTGTCGCTATGCAATTATGATGCTGCGTTATTCAAGGCCAGATACAAAAAAAGCCGATAGTGGCATGAAGCATGATGAAGGCAATCATCAATATAACTACAATCCATTGACGACAGATGCCGCTCGCGGTCTCTAGTGTCATTACATATGGGGTATGTCTGGGGGTATGTCATAACATTCATACTGTATTTATCTAAGCATATCAATTCAATAGCAGTTTAGTTCAATCCCTTGCCCAGACCACAATGCCGAAACAGTGTTTTAGGGGCACGGGTAGGCGGGGGAGTCCCCCCAAAGTCATAGTCGTAGGCGTATATACCCCCGCCTATATCGCACCGAAAAAACAACTTTCACACTTTTATGCTTGCTATTTTTTACAGGAGGTATAGATTGAAATTATGAAAGTTCACACTACGGAGTTTATCTATGAAATACCTAATATTGTTTATGGTTATTTCGACCCCAGCATTTGCTCAATACGACAGTTACGATTCGTATTCGTCGCATAATTCGTATAACGACAATTCGTATTCGAATAATTCGTATGACGAAGGTGCTGCGCGTAATCAGCAAATGCAGGAAGATGCACGAGAGCGGCAGTATCAACAGCAAATTCAAGATCAACAACGCGAATTGCAACAATATAACGCGCAAACTCCTGCTGAACGGTTTACGTCGCAGTTTGGGGATTGTTATACATGTCGGTAGGGAGTTTTTAATATGTTTGAATGGTTTAGAAAATGGATTTTGCGCGGCGTGGTCTTGCACGAAGATGACAGGACTGTTATTTTGCAAGAAGATTTTGCAACATTAAATTATATTAAAGCGCAAATACAAACGCTAGGAAGGCATAACAAAGACCTGCACAATAGGCTTGTTGACCTAGAAGATGCGCTTAACAGAATGTACGATTATCATCAAAAACAAATTATTGCTCTTGATAATAAGATTGACGATGGATTGAAAAAAAAGAAAATTGTTGCCAAGAAAAAACAAAAACGCAGGAAACGCTGACATGCCGATAGATAATGGAAACACAGTAAGACGAACGATTAGTTTGTCGCGCATGGCTGACAAAATATTATTGGATCGTGTCAAAAAAACGGGATTAAAGATCAGCACGATTATTGAACAGTTGTTGGTGAAAATGGGCGGTGAGAAATGAGCTGGCTCCTCGCACTCGCAACTTTGGTTATCTGCAATGTCATTGAGGGGCGGAGATGAGTAAATCTGTAATCACGCCATCATGCGCTGGAGCGGGCATGAAACTTCTTTTTATTGACCTTTCCCCACGCGCCTATGATTGTTTAACGGGTTTAAGCGAACCCCTTGGAGGCACGCAATCGGCTGTGGCTGGATTGTCGAAAGCTTTGGCATTACGTGGGCATGACGTTACGGTTGTGAATGGTGTTGCGGAGCCACGCGAAGTTGAGAACGTTAAATTCATTTCGCAAAGCGAAAAAGTTCAACCCAATGATTATGATATTTTGATTCCCGTTTCTGTGCCGTTGGGTCGCAAATTGAAATCTGTTGGTTGCACAAAGCCGATTGTTTTGTGGGCACATCATGATAGCAATCAACCGGCATGTTTTAATTTGGCAACGCCGGAGGAAAAATCCATTTACTCTGGGTTTGTATTTGTAAGTGAATGGCAAAAGTCGCGTTACGAATTGTCGTTTCGGATATTTGATAAAACCAGAATTATCAGGAATGCGATAAGCGAACCGTTCTTAAATGTTGAGCGTCGTTTACATGATAACATTACGCTTGCTTATACATCAACGCCCTATCGCGGGTTGGATGTGTTGCTGTTGGCGTTTTCGACGATACGAAAACATATACCTGAATGCCGTTTAAAGATATTTTCGAGCATGGCGATTTATGGAGAAACTGACCCTTATGAAGGATTGTATGAAACTGCTCGTAAGTTGGATGGTGTTGAGTATGTCGGCGCATTATCGCAAGTTCGGCTGGCTGATGAATTGGCTGGCATAGATTATTGGACATATCCTTCTACGTTTCCAGAAACGTCTTGCATATCAGCTATGGAAGCTATGGCGGCTGGTTGCGGGATTATATCAACCGAGCTGGGCGCGTTGCCTGAAACGTGTGCCGGGTTTGGGGCGTTGATGGATTTACAACCCGATATTACGCCTATCGTGGCTGGCAGATTTGCAGCGCATGTTGTTAATTCAATAAGTAATCTTTCGTGGTTTGACAGGGAAGGTCAAGTTGCCTACGCGCGTGCGTGTAATTGGGATGCTCGTGCAAAAGAATGGGAAGACTATTTGGGATCTCTGATATGAAGATTATGATTGACCAACCGCATGGCATTGGCGATGTCATGTTTATTCAAAAAATTGTAAAGCGATATGCTGACATGGGATTTAAAGTTGTTTTCCCATTACTTGATCGCCATTATTGGATTGCTTCTTATTTTGAATCCCATCCTAATGTCGAGTATCAAATTTTAGGAACTGACTTTGAGTATTCTAACGAATTTACCAAATTGCATAATGAGACGGCCAATAAACCGTTTACATCGCCCGTCCGTCATTCTGATAAATTTGTGTTTTTACCCATTGGATCTGCCTATCAAGCAATGAACGGTAGCATGATGACATCCAAATATTCGTTTTTGAAGATGGATTGGTCGGATTGGGCAAATTATGTCAAAATTAACCGTTTGCCTAAAAAAGAGGCAGAACTGGAAGAAAAACTAAAAATTGAAGGTTCCTACACATTGGTTAATGGTCATTGCAGTACAGGCGAAATGCAGATTAATACGCAGTTAAATACGGTGTATTTGCGTGAAACTCCAGGTTTTACTTTGTTTGATTGGATTGGCGTTATTGAAAAAGCAGAACGGGTGATTACAATAGATACGTCACTGGTTTTGCTGTGCGAAGTTTTGAAACTACAAAAACCTTTGTATGTCATATCTCGTTACAAACCCGTTAGCTTTGAGCCGATTGTAAATATCTTGAAACTGCCGTGGCATTTTGTGCCTGATGCTGAACATTTGGAAATAACGGAGTAAACATGACCGACAATTTTGAAAAAATTCGTAGCGCAATGGGATTGCCAAACAATCTTGATGGCAATGGAACTGGGTTTGCAGCAAAACCAGCAGCGCCGGATCAGGGGGTTGTTTTTAAGCCAAAGCCCGATGGTACAATTGTTAAGCCAACCGAAATGCCTTCTCAAATGGCAATGAAGATTGGTATTTCCGATAACAAACTTACGCTTGAATTTGAAAAGGAATGCGCCTGGATGCAGTTCGATAAAGCATCTGCATGGAAATTCATTCAAGCTTTAACGGGTTATGCAAGAACGATAACCTAGACTTAACATAAATTTAGTGTTAAGATAACACCCAAATTACCGTTTTTTGGGTTCAAAAGGCGTGCCAAGTCAGTCAAAAGCACAACATAAGATAATGCAAATCGCCGCCCATACAAAAGGTGGATACGCCGGTATTCCGCAGTCTGTTGGTAGAGATTTTACTGATGCAGACAAAAAGCAGTCCAAATTCCAATCCCGTAAATCAAAATTTTATAAGAAGGGAAAATGAAACGGCTCGTTCCAACGCCGTATGATGACCTGCAACCATATCTTGATGTTGTGTATCCTAAGCTTGTTGTTGCGTGTTCGTATAGCTTGGGAAGGTTAAGGGCCGAGGATGTCATTGAATATATTAGAACTAATCATATGCAGATATGGCTGGCTTTTGAGGACGATGATCTGGACGGGTTTATAATAACGCAGATTCTTGAATATCCTGCCGCGAAAGAACTAAGGTTTATTTGTTTGACGGGGGTTCGGGTTGAGGGTTGGCAAGAGTTTATGGAGACAATAGGTGGCTGGATACCATACACAAAGCAGGTCGAGGATTGGGCCGAAAGTATAGGATGCACAATCTCACAGGTAGAATGCCCCGCTCCATGGGAGGTATATCTTAAGGATTATGAATATCGCAGAGGTCACGTTTTGTTGCAAAAGAAGTTAAGCAAAAGGAGTTAAGATGATTAAGTTCACTAACAATGGTTATGTTTTTTACGAACCGTGGATTTGTTATATGGGTGGAGGCGCACCATCCGCGCCTGCAATTCCTGTGCCGCCTCCAGCTGCTTCACCTCCTATTGCAGCTCAAACAATTAATCAATCGTCCGAGGCTACCGCAACAGCTCGTAGTCGGTCCGCTGCTTCGGCTGGTGGGGCGGCGGCGGCCAGTGGAACAGCAGGGCCTCTGGGGGAACAGGGGCTTACGGTTCCACAAAGCACGGCTCAGCAGAAATTGTTGGGGCAATAATGAATTATAACTACGAAGGGTCTCGACAATATGCCGAAAGTTTGGGGGTCACATTTAAAGAACAATGGTTTGAAAATTTTGACCAACAGGCAAAGGCCATGGGATTTAGCCAAGCCCAAGTCTCAGTTTCCATCCAGAACCACCTTTGGGTTGTCGGAAAAAAGTTACTCAATCCTAAAGAATATGTTTTTAAAGACAAAGTTAAGATGGCCTTAAAACTTTTATTGGGAGCAAAGAAATGACGACAGCTTATCGCGATAATCGTAGTCAGAATATATTTACGGGTGGGCTGGAAACATTGATGCTTGATGCTCTTGCTGAATGCACATCCATAGAATTTGATGACAATGGCAGTTATTTAAAATTTGACCGAGATCGTGCTAAAGACATTATTGATGAATATTTAAATCAACGTGTCGTGGGTAGGGGCGGTTAATGGTTGATTCTACGCCTGTTAACAAACCAATTATTAAAGCTGACGGAGCCCCCGTTAGGGCTAATCGTAAGCATATTGTTAAACAAAATACTGATAAAGAAAAAAAAATTGTCGGTAAATTAAATTTAGCAAAACACAACCTTATCCACGGCGTAAGCAGCGGTTCAATCAATAGGGGCGATCATCGTGGGTAAACAGTTATTAAATAAAATAACCAAACAAAACCCTGTGGCAATGCCGAAAAATTCTGTGGGTGCTTTTTACGATCAAGAAAGCCCAACCGTATTAAGTTTGCAGCCAAACGATCCACCTATGAACAAAAAGCCAATAGGTAAAGATTGGCAAGAACTTGAAAAGCATTTAACTGAACGATTAAACGGATTACGAGCATGGCGTTATTCGTGGTGGATGCAAAACTGGTCTGATTTAGCTGAGTTTGAATTGCCTCGTCGTTCTATTTGGTTGACTCAATCTTCTGGCGGTATGCCAACCCCCAATAATATGCTTCGTGGCAGAGAAATCAATAAATCAATTGTTGATCCTACAGCTACTTATGCCGCACGTATTTGCTCTGGCGGCCTTGTATCTGGCTTGGTATCGCCATCGCGGCCTTGGTTTAAAATGGTTTCGGCGATTGCCCATAAAGATCTTGATACCGCTGGCCGTCAATGGATGGACGAAACTGAAGATCGTTTTTATAAAATATTGGCTGCTTCTAATTTTTATGAATCTGAAGCCCAGGAAAAAGAAGATGTGGTTGTTTTTGGGACAGCCCCATGTCTTATTTATGAAGATCAAAGAGACATTATTCGTTGTTATAATCCTTGCATTGGCGAACATTATTTAGGGAATGATGGATCAAATAGAGTTGATACATTTAACCGTCAATTTCTACAAACCATTTTACAAACCATAGACTTTTTTGGCAGTCAGACTCCTCCTGACGATATTAAAGCTATGTGGTCACAAAAAGGTTCTGCGTTAGATCAGGAACGCACTATATCACATTCTATTGAACCAAATTTTGCTGTTGGAAAAGGAAAAATTGGTAAAGTACCTGGCGATTTTGCGTGGAGAGAAGTTTACTGGGTGTGGGCTTCTGGCAGCAAAGAACCTTTATCAATTCGTGGGTTTCATGACCAGCCGTTTACGGTTGCTCGTTGGTCAACACAATCAAACGATGCTTATGGGCGCAGTCCCGGTATGGACGCTCTCCCTGATGTTATTCAGCTCCAAGTTATGACACGCAGATTAGCGGAAGCCATTGAAAAGCAGGTTCGTCCACCTTTGTTGGCGGACATGTCAATGAAGAATCAACCATCGTCGGCATTGCCTGGCCATGTTACATATGTGCCTAAACTTGATGCAGGAACGGGTATGCGTTCCATATATCAAGTTAATCCTGATGTGGCGGCAATGTCGGCAAACATTGCGGCGATTGAGCAACGTATTAAAGTAGCTTTTTTTAATGATTTGTTTTTGATGCTAGAGCAAGGTGCTGGTTCTGATCGTATGACGGCATACGAAGTGGCACAAAAAGTTCAAGAAAAATTAACTGTACTTGGGCCTGTTATCGAAAATATGCTTGGGGTTTTAAAGTTAAAACTGAAACGTATTTACGGAATTTTGCAACGCAAAGGTTTTATAGATCCACCGCCCCCTTCGTTAAAGGGTGTGCCTTTGGGCGTCAATTTTGTTTCTATGTTGGCGTTGTCTCAAAAAGCTGCTGCTACAGGAGGATTGGAACGTTTGGCTGCTTTAATTGGCAATATGGATCCTATATATCCTGAAATTAAAAATATTCTTGATGCTGAACAATATGTTCGTGTTATGAACGACCTTCTTGGCAACCAGCAGCGCATCATTCGTTCGCCAGATCAATATAAACAGATTAACGATATGCAAGCTAAGGCTGCTCAGGCAACGGCTAAGATGCAAGCAATGCAGCATGTTGCGCAAACAGCCAATATAGCCGCACAAGCTGGACAAACTCTTGCAAGTACAGATATAGGCGGCGGCGCTAATGCGCTTTCTCAGTTATTAGGAACCGGAGCGAATGGTGGGTAAATGACCGAAGAAAAACAAACTGAAATTTTAAAACGTTTTATCGACGGATTGACAAAATCTAGTGGTGCTGCGGCGCAAATGGTTCATTCGCATCAAGATCCACGATTTTTGCCAATTAAAGAAAAGCTTATAGCGGTTCGGGATAAAGCAATTAATATGGCCATTAAAGGAAGCGGCATAAAGGTGGAAAATGTCAGTAGGCATTAATGCAACAGATGCAAAAGATAAATCTCTTACACCCATTACTGAAAGAGAAACATTTGAGTTTTTTGTTGAAGGTTTAAGACAAGCATCCTCTGCGGCTATGCAAATGTCTCGTTTGCAAAATCACCCAATTTGGGCTGATGTCAGCGAACTGTTGGACGAAATCCATAATCATGGCGTTAATTTATGGAAATCAAAACCAATGTCTCGTTTTGATGTGTTGCAGATGATAGATGGCAAACAAAAAAAATCCGTTGCTGCTCTTGATGAAAGCCGTCCGCAAAAGCTTATTATTAACTAATGCCAAAAGAACGCAAATCAGCTGAAATTATTGCGTTAACAGAATCTCATCTTCCAACGGGTGATACGCCTACATCCATTATTTGCTTATTGGAAAACCTTAATCAAAAAGCAGAGCGTGGTGAATTAGTCGGAATGTGTGTAGCTTATATTGAAAGCAACGGGCATGTTTTTACCCATATATGCCACGGGTCTTCCACATGGTCACAAATTGTATCGGCTGTAACTGCATTGTTTCATGACATCAATGTTAAATGGTCAAAATTATGATTGAAGAAGAAGATCAATATAATGCTGACGACAAAGAACAAGTTAATAGGGCACGCAAAAAAGCTGCTCGCGCAAAAATACAGAACGACGAAGTTATACGTGGGATCATGTCCGTTAAAGAAGCACGCGCATGGATATACCATATACTTGAAGCCAGCTATATGTTTGGAAATCCTATTGTCCGTGGAGATTCTCACGAAACTTATTGCAATATCGGAATGGCTAACCTTGGTAAAATGATTTGGATGGAAATTGAAGAAGCCGCTCCTGAGCTTTGTATAAAAATGCGTAAAGAAGCAGGGAAAAATGAAGATATTGAGTCCTAGAGAACAGCAAGTCATGGTGCTTTTGGCAAACGGATTAACGTGTCAAGAAGCTGCACAAAATCTCCAATTGGAAATAACAACAATAAAAACTCATGTTCTATCTGTAAGAAATAAAATTGAAGCCCGTAATATTCCGCACGCTGTTGCAATTTTAGTTTCTAATGGTTCATTGCATATTTAATATGCATCATGCTTCCGTAGGATATTAATGAGTATAAATTTTCTATATAATACTTAACCATGACTGAAGAAGTGGTTAATGTTACGGCACCTGAGCCAGTACAATCTGCTCCTGTTTTATCAACAGAGAGCGCATCGGCATCTATGGATACCGTACTGGGCAGTGACGTTGTAGATACAGCACCAGCTGATGTAAAAACCGAAGTATCTACAGAAATTAAATCTGATAATAAATCTGATGTTTCGACAGAAATTAAAACTGAACCAAAAGATTTAAAATCTGAAGTTAAATCGGACATTAAGGTAGATGCTAAACAAGATTCTGCTGATGGCGCTGAAAAAGCGACTGAGGCAAACAAAGAGGAAAAGAGCAACCAGTCTGATGAACCAGCTCCGTTGCCGTCCTATGAGCCGTGGAAGTTTCCTGAAAATATGACTGTTGACCAATCCCAATTGGGAAAAGTTAACAAGATGTTTGCTGAATTTGAACTTGAGTCTAAAGCAGACCATGCTTTAGTTCAAAAGTTTGGACAGAAAATTATTGATCGTCATATTGAAAGTGTACAAGCGGTTGTCGAGAAAATTGCGGAAGCTTACAAAAAATCGTGGCAAGACCAAACAAAGGGTTGGTACGATTCTTTTGTTAAAGATCCTGAAATTGGCGGAAATCGTAAAGACGAGACTGCTGCTGCGGCACGTGAATTTATTCGTCGTCATGGTGGAAGTGAAGAACAACAAAAGGAACTTAGAACGCTTATGCAAACAACGGGCATTGGCAATCATCCAGCTGTTATTCGCGCTTTTGCTAAAGCTACCGCGAATCTTTCTGAGCCTACGGCTGTCCCTGCTGGAACTCCACCCGCTCAACAAGTTTCGCGCAAACAAAGATTTTACGGGAAGAAAAGCTAACACTTCTCGAAGTAATTATCGCCCTTTAGCAAGGCATAACTGGAACGATGTGAATCGTCCCATCCCTTAGAAGGAGCTAATAATATGGCTGGTGCATTTAGCTATAACGTCCTACCAAATCTCGTTGATTGGGCACGGAGCGTCGATCCCGATGGTGCAGTTGCTGACATTGCAGAATTGCTTTCTCAATGCAACGAAGTCCTGAAGGATATTATCTGGAAGGAAGGCAATCTTCCTCTTGGCCACAAAATCTCGGTTCGTGCTGGTTTACCGCAAGGTACATGGCGCGGCAACAACCAAGGTGTTGCGTCCACCAAACCCCTCCAAGCTCAGTTCCAGTTTGCCATTGGCGAATTGGTTGATTACAGCTTGGTAGATAAGTCTGAAGCATCCCTGAATGGTGACGTAGAGGCTTTCCGTTTGTCGCAAGACATGGCGCATATTGAAGGTCTTAGCCAGCAGATCGCTTCAGCTTTGTTCTATTCAAACGAAGCCACGAACCCACAGCAGTTTACTGGTCTTGCACCTCAGTATAATACGATTACGTCTTCAAACGCGAAGAATGCCGTAAACGTACTTAATGCTGGCGGTACAGCATCAGCCAACGCTTCTTTGTGGCTTGGTGGGTGGGGCGACGAAACTTTGTTTGGTATTTTCCCCAAGGGTTCGCCAGCCGGTCTTCAGTATGAAGACAAGGGTGACGTTCGCGCTCTTTACGATACGAACGGCAACCAGTTTGAAGGTTACACCAGCTATTTCTGCTGGAAGTGCGGCCTAGCTGTTAAGGATTGGCGCTATACGGTTCGTATCTGCAACATTGATACGACTACAAACGCAGGCGGCCTGTTCTCAACGACACCTCCTGACTTGTTTGCTTTGATGTCGCGTGCAGTTGTTAAGTTGCCTACCCTTACTCGTCGCGCTTCTGGCATTACTGAAAGCGACAGTCCTCGTGAACCGGCTCCTGGTATTAACCCAGCTTGGTATTGCAACCGTACTGTTCGTGAAAACTTGGATATCCAAGCTATTCGCGACAAAAACGTTTTGTTGTCGAGCAAGGACTTTGCAGGCGATCCCGTATTGGCCTTCCGTGATATCCCCATCCGTGTGGTCGATGCTTTGACCAACACTGAAGCAACACTGTCGTAAGGAGAAATCTAATGTACTTGGATAATAGTTTGTCTTTCAATACGGCGGTCAACACTGTACTAGCAATCGCTAATACAACCACAACCTCCACCATCATTGATATTACGGGTGCTGGCTCAGGCAATGCTCCTTCAATGATTAATGGTTTCCCTGCAACCAATACTGCAATCGGCGTTGATTACGGTGTTGGCGATGGAATGGCACAACCTTATGTTGTCGTAACGATTAATACCGTCACGACAGTAACCGGCACCATGACTATCACCTTGCAGGCTGCTCCTGATAACGGTTCGTATGGTCAAGGCACTTACACTACCATTTACACGTCCGCTGCGCTTTCTGGCAGTACGATGCTGTACGCTGGTTCTGTTTTGTACTTTCCTGTACCGTCTACCTTGGCAGCTATGGGCGAAGCACTTCCTCGCTTTTACAAGCTTGTTTACACGGTATCGAACACGACCATTACCCTTAGCGTCAATTCGTTTATGACGCTAAATCCTCCAAGCTTTGCTGGCACAAAAGCTGGTTTGCTGGGCAATCAATACGCAAACAATTACATCGCTGGTTAATACGCATACCCCGTGGCCAGAAATGGTCACGGGTTTTTCTAAACAAAGGAGACTTTATGGTTCAGCTTTTTACAGCGCCTCCCGTTCAAAAACGCGATCCTGCTATTCCGCAAGATCGTCCTGTTTATCGTATTCTTAATGAACAGGGATTTTTTGGCCCAGATGACACGCTGCATCCATCGGGCGAACTCATTGTTCTTTATGATACGCCGAACGAGGATATGGAGCCAATGAATGAACTGGCGCAAGAAGCGTTTGAAAAATATGTTGATTCTTTGGAAGAAAGCGCACGCATTGTAGCTGAGCGCAATGGTCGTTATTATGCTGGTCGTCCACGCACTAAAGATGAAATGATTGCCAACGCTTCAGAAGATGCTCGTCGTTTGCAAACGGTTCAAAACCCTAATGGTGTTAAAATTATGGGCGCTAAAATGAATAGCAAGAAGCGTATTCAAAAAGTTAGCCCAGAAACAACTTCTGAATTTGTTGGAAACAATGAAGAACGCGCTTCTAAAATCGAAAAACTTGGTTAATCTAAATGGTAATGTCCAATCTTGTTGATGGTGCAAAATCAATGTCTGAAAAACCAAAAAAGAAATGGATGAAAAAAGCGGTTCCTGAAAGCCATAAAGGAATTTTTACGGCTAAAGCAAAAGCTGCCGGTAAATCCGTTCATGAATATGCTGAAGAAGAAAAAAATGCACCAGGTAAGCTTGGAAAAGAAGCTCGTTTAGCTGAAACGTTTGAAAAAGAAGCACATAAGAAAAAGCACGTTGGGGCTAAGACTCTTATGAAATCTATGTATGGAAAGGTTAAAAAATGAGCAGCAGAGCTGAACGCATGTACGGCAAATCTCCTACGATGAAACGTGGAGAAGACGGAGATATGGAAATTAGCCGTATTGAAAAAGATTCCAAAAAAGCTGGCAACCATGAAACCATGAAAGAAGCCGATAATCATGAAGTAATGCCAGCACATGTCCGCCACGTCAAAGAACGCCATGATATGCATTCTCGTCATGAACACGAACATGCTATGCATGATGCCAAAGGTCATACTGATAAAAAAGAAATGCATACTCGTCACGAAAAAGAAATGAAAGAAATGCATTCTCGCCATGAAAAAGAGCTTGGCGAACCCGAACATCAAAAAGAAATGCAATCGCACGAAAAGAAAGACAAAATCATAGACAAAGCCACCAAGGGTGGCGAAAAAGAAGGGAATGATTAATCATGGCAACACTTCCTATTGGTAACGAACTAGTAATCGTACAGGGTATTTCTGGAAACGGTTATCCTGCGGCCACGACTGAGCAATTCAGTCTTACGCAAATCACTAACTTTGAGGGCAGCACGTATTTTGCCAATAGCGTTTCGGTAACTTCGACTACGCTTATTACGTCAAGCGGCATGTCAGTTATTTTGCAAGCTGCTGGCGTTTATGTTTTTGACGTTTATTTGTCGGTAACTAACGGTGCATCTGGCGGTCTAAAGCTTCAATTTACTGGCACTGCTACCGCAACAACTTTGTCTGCTGATACTTGGGCCTACAATACCGCTACGGTGGCCGCACAAGGTAACATTACGGCTCTGTCAAGCAATCTTCTGGCTTATACAGGGGCAGTTACCACAGTTAACATTACAGGTACGATTTTAGCTGCAACAACAGGAACTTTTGCGCTATCTTTCTCTCAAAATGTCAGCAACGCAACGGCTACTACGCTTAACGCAGGCTCTAATTTCTGGGTTGATAGGTTGTCGTAAAGAGGATTTTAATGGAAAATGTAAGGCTCTATGTTAGCGTGGCCAGCAATAGAGATTGGAAGGGCAAATTTGGCTCTTCCCTTGTAGGACTTATGTCCTATTTGATGACAACTGGCATTGGCGTATCTGGGTATAAACTCCAAGATGTTCAGTTTCGTTCATACGGCCAAGTTAGCGTTCTTCCTATAGCCCAAGAAAAATTTGTCGATGAGATGATTAATGGGAATTACACCCATTGGTTATCTTTAGATGACGATATGACATTTCCTAACAATATTGTTGATCGTCTTATTCAGCATGATAAGGATGTTGTGACAACAAATTATCGTCACAAAACTATGCATGATATTAATGAAGTTAAAGGCATTTTGTGTGACATAAACGGCAACCGTTTGGATTCAACTGGTAAGACAGGATTGCAAGAAGTCGCTTCTATGGGCGGGGCAAGTTTTTTGGCTCGCGTGTCGTCTTTTAGAGAAATTCCTAAGCCTCGTTTTGAAATCCGTTGGCTTGAAGAAAAACAAGATTATGTTGGATCGGATATTTATTTTTCGACACTTTTACGTGTGCATGGCGTCAAAATGTTCTGCGATCATGATTTATCGCAAGAAATTGGGCATATTGGCGAATATGAATATATGTTTCCAAAAGTAACAAATGTGATTCCAGTAGAGCATGTGGCTGAAGATATCCGGCCTATATCTGTTGATGAAATTGAAAATCTTGCGGCTTAGGGGTTAAATATGAAAATGCCAAAATTGGTTGATATGGCGCGAAGCCTCGAAGATGAACAGTCAATGGGCGTTCCATTTGCTCTAGGCGAATCTGTTCCCAAATATCCTTATGGCCTTCAAATTACGCTTTGTGATGCTGAACTTGAAAAGCTTGGCTTGGATGAAAATTGCGAAATTGGCGATTTGATTCATTTGTTTTGTATGGCGGAAGTTACGGGAATTAATACTGAACAAAATGAAGACGGCGAAAAATGCCGCGTTAGTCTGCAAATCAAATTTATGAGTTGTGAGAACGAGCAGGCAGAAGAAGCCGAAGTTGAGCGTGATGAAATGCCCAAAAAGAAACTCAAAGGTCGTGGCAATAAAGGTCGCAACCTGTATTATTAAGCAGGTGAAGCATGACATCAGCATCCAGCCAATTAAGTCTATGCCAACGATCTTTGATGGCAATAGGCGGCAAATCAACCATAAGCAGCGTATTTCCTAGCGATCAAAGTGTTGCCGCAAATGCTTGCAATCTTTTGTATCTTCCCACATTTCAATCTTTAGCGCGAACTGCTTGGTGGAATTGTTTATCTCAACAAGCTTCATTGTCAATATTGGGAGCGGCAGCAGGTACGCCTGAAGGTGGAACTACTGGCTATGGTTTAACCGTTCCTACACCTTGGCTTTATATGTATGCAGCCCCTACTGACATGCTTAAAGCACGAGCTATTGTTCCTACGTATCCGGCCCAGTTAAGTGGCACGAATTATACAACTGGTAGTGTTCCAGCGCCCATCTATTTTCGGGGTCGCGGTCAAATTCCTTTTAAGGTTGCTTACAGCACAAATGCAAGCGGAAGTCCTATTAGCGTTATCTTGACCAATCAAGATCAGGCTCAACTTAATTATATTGTTAATCAACCAATCCCAACAATTTGGGATTCGCAATTTGAAGCTGCATTTGTGGCGTCTTTGGCGGCCTTTTTATGCCCTGGCATTGCTATGAATTTGCCGTTGATGCAAATGCAAGCTCGGTTGGCTGAAGAAATTATTATGCAAGCCAGGACGGCTGATGGGAATGAAGGCAGCAACTGTCAAGATCACGTCCCTGACTGGATATCCGCAAGAAATGGCGGCTCTGGTGGATGGGATGTTTGGCAAGGCGTAGGGTATGACAACATTAATTGGGGATTTAGCCTATGCTAACCACTATTCAAAACAGCTTTTCGTCAGGCGAACTTAGTCCTTCGGTTTTTGGCAGAACGGATCTTCAGAAATATCATTCGGGGGCTTCTACTTATCGTAATTTCTTCGCCAATTATCGTGGAGGAGCCGCGTCACGCGCAGGCACTGCGTATTGCGGAATGTGTAAGCAAAACGCCCCTAATGTTGGTGGCACAATATCTAGCTATCCACCACGGTTAATTCCTTTTCAATTTAACATTGACCAAGGTTATGCGCTGGAATTTGGTGATGAATATATGCGCATCTTGTCTGATGGCGCATACGTTTTAGAAAGCGCCGTTACTGTAACAAGTGTCAGTTCCGCTGGACTATTTACAGCTACGGCTCATGGTTATCGTGTTGGCGATTGGATTTATGATTCTGGAAATACGGGTTTTAGCGGATTAGTTTGGGTTGTTACAGCGAAAACCACCAATACTTTTAATGTTCAAGATCTTTTTGGAAATAACGTAACTTCGGCAACCGCTTCTACTGGCGGCACGGTTGCCCGTATTTATACTGTGACATCTCCATACGCTGCTGTAGATTTGCCTTATTTAAAATATACTCAAAGCGCGAACACAATGTCTTTGACATGTGTTTCTTATGTTAATGAAAGTTCACCCTATGATTATCCGCCCTATGATCTTCAGCGTGATGGGGCGACAAATTGGGTTTTTACAGAAGTAACATTTGCTTCTTCTATATCTGCTCCTACTGGTGCTTCCGCTACAGCTAATTCTTCCACAACTGCGACAACTTATTATCAGTATGTTGTTACGGCTGTTGCTTCCGATGGCGAAGAAAGTATCGCTTCAAATGTAGCTCAATGTTACAATAACGACATATCAATATACGCAGGTAGCAATACTATTACGTGGTCAGCCGTGACCGGGGCTACAAGCTACAATATATATGAAGCAACGCCTTCGTATGGAACCGCGCAACCTTCGGGAGTTCTTTTTGGTTTTGCCGGGACAAGTTTATCGACAAGTTTTGTTGACACAAACATTCAACCTGATTTTACGACTGTCCCCCCTCAGCATCAAAACCCTTTTACAGGGACGGGTTATTACCCCGGATGCGTAGCGTATTTTCAGCAACGTCGCGTTTATGCAAGTACAATTGATAATCCAGATACGTATTACATGAGCCAGCCAGGGGCTTTTCTTAATTTTGACTATGCCATACCTATTGCCGATTCTGATTCAATAACTGGATCACCGTGGGCGCAACAAGTTAATGGCATTCAATTTCTTGTTCCCATGCCAGGTGGGTTAGTTGTTTTGACAGGTTCTGGGGCATGGCAATTAAATGGTGGTAATAGTGCAGCTATTACACCGTCAAGTCAGGACGCACAGCCCCAAGCATATAATGGTTGCAATTCAACCGTCCCGCCTATCGTGGTTAATTACGATATTTTATATGTGCAAGCCAAAGGATCAATCGTAAGGGATTTGTCTTATAATTTCTTTGTTAACATTTATACTGGAACGGACACTACTGTTCTTTCAAACCAATTGTTTACTGGTTATGAGATCATTCAATGGGCTTATGCTGAGGAACCGTACAAACTTATATGGTGCGTCAGAAATGACGGCACTATGTTATCTTTTACATACCTTAAAGAACAAGATGTTTATGCTTGGGCAAGACACGACACCAATGGATTGTATGCCAGCGTTTGCACTGTTGTAGAGCCACCTGTAGATGCTTTGTATATTGTAACGCAGCGTTTGGTAAATGGTGTTTACGTTTATTATTCAGAACGCATGAATAATCGTTTGTGGCAAGATGTTGGTAGTTGCTGGTGCGTTGATGCAGGGCTCACTTTGGCTTTAAATTATCCATCAGCTACAATTTATGCAGCATCGGCAAACGGAACAAGTAATATATCAAGTACCCTCGTGGCTTTTGGAGGAGAAGGATATACAGCACCTACTGCTGTTGCGCTCGACGCCAGTGGGCAAGGTTTTGGGGCTACTTTTAGTGTTACGGTTGTTGCTGGTGTTATCACAGCAGTTACTCCATTAACTCAAGGCCAAAATTATACATTAGGTGAAACCAGTATATTAATATCCGATAGTACAGGTTCGGGTGCGGTTGTCAGCGCCGTAATTACCAATAATGTTGTTTTCACAACTTCATCTTCGGTTTTTTCTTCTGGCATGGTTGGGGATGTTATTAGAACTGGCGGTGGGGTGGCTACAATTACGTCTTATACGTCAGGAACAAGTGTTACGGCCAACATAACGACACCTATAACTAAAACTATTCCCAATGACCCGAATAATACGCCAATACCCCAAATATCAGGGAACTGGTCAATAGGAACGCCAACAACGTCTGTGAGCGGGTTAAATCATTTAAACGGTTTGGAAGTTTCTATATTGGCGGATGGCGCTGTCGTTCCCAGTCAGACTGTTGTTAACGGCACCGTGACATTGCCTCTGGCAGCCTCCCAAATAACCGTAGGATTGCCGTACACGTGTCAATTACAAACTATGTACCTTGACCCACCAGGACAAAAAGACACGCCCCAAGGCAAACGTAAGTCAATATTTGGCGTTACGGCGCGTATGGAGGCATCAAGGGGCATTTCAATTGGTGTTAATCAGCCTGATGCATCCACCCAGCCAAATAATGCTAATATAACGTGGACGGGTCTTTATTCATCAAGAGAACGAAATGCTGCTGTTATCCCTGGTAATTCAGTGCCATTATATACTGGCGATGAATATATTGAAGCTCCCGCCGATTGGGAAACAAACGCACAAATTGCTATTCAAACGCAGTACCCCCTTCCTATAAACCTTAACAGCCTTATTGTTTGGTATGAAATGGGGGATACGAGTGATTAATATTTGTAAATGTACCGTATCGCGCCTTGAATCTGCACCAAATTTTTCAGATTTATTGGCTGAATATGCGACTGAACTTGTTGTGGACGGCGCACCCCCGTTTTCTGCTAAGATGGAAATGTATTATAACCTTGAAAAATTGGGTTCTTTGCAGGCGATTGGTGCGTTTTTGGACGATAAATTAGTCGGTTTTGTAACTGTTTTAATATCTATTTTCCCTCATTGCGGGGTTCTTATGTCCGTCACTGAAAGCCTTTTTGTTGCTAAAGAGCATCGTAAAACAGGCGCTGGTCTTAAACTTATTCGCGCTGCTGAAGAATATGCCGCAGAAAGACAATCTCCATGCCTCTTTATTAGTGCCCCCTTTGGTGGTAATCTAGCTGAAGTTTTACCCCATATAGGGTATGTTGAGACTAATCGTGTGTTTTTCAGGAAATTAACGAATGTCTAATGCAGTGGCTGAGCGTCGCATAGATACTATGAGTGAAGTGACGATTGCCAATGTTCGTCGTCTTGAGGCTTTTGTTGGTCAATTACCACAAACCTTAATTCCGACATCTCATTTGATTCACGCTGGAATGTATTCACGAACGATTATGGTTCCAGCTGGTGTGACAATAGTTGGTTCGCTTATGAAGATTCCAACATTACTAATTTTGAGCGGTGATTTTGTTATTTATATTGATAACGAACCCATTGAATTGCATGGGTACAATGTATTCTCTGGGAACGCCAACCGCAAACAAGCTGGATATGCGATAGGTGACACTTACGTTACAATGGTCTTCCCAACGAGCGCAAAAACGGTTGAAGAAGCTGAAGAAGAATTTACGGATGAGACGCACCTTCTATTCTCGCGCAATGAAGACGCCATCAATCATGTTACCATTACGGGGAAGTAAATAATATGTCGGGTGGAACTGTATCTGCCGCTGGAATAGCCGCCGCCGCTGGTGGGGCTGGTACCTTTGGAACTGCCACAGCAGCTATTGGAGCTAATTTGGGGGCTATAGGTGCCATCACATCCATAGGAGCTGCTGGGTTGGGTACAGTTGGTGCCATACAACAAGGAGAAGCCACATCTGCCACAGATAAATCCAACGCCCAGATAGCTGCTAATAATGCTATTATAGCTACACAAAGCGCAAATTACGCTGGGGCAGCTGGCACAGCACAAGCCGAACAAGCTGGGCTTCAGTCACGCGCAAAACTTGGGGCCATTGTTGCTAACGAAGGCGCATCTGGCGTTGATATTAATTCAGGGTCAAACTTACAAGTACAATCGTCGGCTCGCCAACTTGGAGAATTAAACGCCATTACAATCCGCTCTAATGCTGCTCGAACGGCTTATGGGTACCAAGTCCAAGGTGCCAATGATACGGCGCAGTCAAATTTAGACACTTCTTCTGCAGGCCAAGCTGAAACAGCCGGAGACATTGGAGCGGGTTCTTCTGTGCTTGGTGGGTTGGGAAGTGCTGCTAGTAATTACGCTAAATTTACCACGAATGGTGGCCGCAGTGGTTTTTAGCGGTTCTGTTGCTCCTACGGTAGATTCTAGTTTTGGCACCGTTGGTTCTGGTTCAGCTTATCCAAGTCAATAGGTAAATCATGGCTGGCCCAAAACCTCAAGATGTTTATCAAGGTTATAACGCAAGCCCATCGGGTATTGCGGATACGGATTCACCTGCTGGTCGTGGGCCGCGTTTTGAGGTTCAAGCCAATCCGAATGATTTCGGTGCAAATGTAGGACAGGCGTTAGAGCAAGCGGGTAAAACTGGTGAGCAATTAGGAGATGAAGCGAGTGATTTAGCTACGCATTTTGCCCAAATGTACGCTGACTCGTCTGCGCGTGACGGCGTAACAAATGCGTCTAAAGAATTATCTGATGCGGAATTGGCTTTTAGACAAAACAAAGGCAATAATTCCGTAAACGCTTATAAAACTTTTCAGGATAGCGTTTCTCAAATTCAAGAAAAATACGCCAATTCTATGCCAAATTTGGCGGCGCAGAATAAATTCAAAGACGATTTTTCGCATGAAGCCAGCAGTGCTATTTTTCGTTCTGGTGCTTATGTTGCAGATCAAGCCGAATCCGCACAACTCACCTCATTAAAATCTTCTATAGATAATAATGCCAATCAGTTTGCGCTTAATGCAAACAACCCTACTGCGTCTACTTATATTGATAAGATTAGAAATGACACGGCTGATTTAGCTGACCATCAAGGTATTACTGATCCATCTGCGATTGCTGGTATGTCGGCAAAACATATAGGCACAGCAATATCAGGTGCTATTAACTCAAATATTCGTACTAGCCCAGATTTGGCGCAATCTATAGCCAATAAATATCTGAATGGTTCATACCAAGCTGTTGGCGTTGATAAGGACGGCAATCAAGTTGTAACGAACGTGCCTTATGTTGATGCGCAACAACGCACTGAAATTACCAATGCTATGCAACAAGAATTTGTGCGTCAGCAAAATCAGACGATACAGGATGCAAAAGAATATGCGGTAACAGGAGACAATTATAATAAAGCCGCTGTTGTTGGTTCAATGCAACGCGCAGGAAGAAGTCAGGATGATATAGATGCCATGACGCATCATCTTGATAATATGCAAACTAGTTTTGGCGCAGAGCAGGCGCGTTATGATTTAAACCAAGCCTATAAGAATGACGAGGCTCTAGCTTACGCTGGGAAATCCCCAGTCGGCGTTTATGATCCTGCTACAGTTCAAAAAGCTTTTAGAAAAGATCCAGATAAAGCACAAGACTTTCTAAACCAAGTAAATCAGCTTCATCAGGTTGCCGGTTTTGTTGGCGGGATGCCCACACGAACGCCTGCTCAAAATCAGGCGGCATTAGATGCGTTTGCCCCTCACGGCATGTCGATTGCCGATTCCATTCATCAACAAGAATCTGGCGGTAAAGCGAACGCTCCTGCTAACGGAGTTTCTGTAGGTGGATGGCAGATTACTCCCGGAACCTTTGCACAATACGCCAAACCTGGTGAAGATATAAACAACCCCAAAGATAATGAGGCGGTTGGTCATCGCATTATTGATGATCTATCAAGCAAGTTTAACGGCGATCCAGCAAGAATCGCGGTTGGGTATTTTTCTGGTGCTGGAAATGTTGCTCCTGCCGGAAGCCCTACGCCTTGGATAAATAATACATCAGATAAGAACGGTAAAAGCGTTTCTTCTTATGTTGCTGATGTCACTGGACGCATGAGCGGTTCGCAGAACTTCGGTGAGCAGTCAAATTTGTATGGCAAAATGCAGAAAGCGGCTCAGGACTATTATAAGCAACTAGGTGATGATCCCGCTGGCATGATAACTAGCAATGATACTAAATTAAGCAATCAATTCCAAGATGCTGTTCAGGATACCAAGAACCCGCAGAAGATGGTTAATTACGTTAATGCTGTTGCGGCTCGTCAGGAAGCCCTACAGGTGCCAGAAGTTAATCGTTCTGTTTTGCCAAAAGCTTATGCTGCGGCAATTCAGAATGATTTAACTGCGAATCCAGAGCAGGCTCCAGACAAGCTTGCGAAGATGGCAAGGAATTACGGAAATACATGGCCCCAAGTTTATAAGTCACTCGGCCTGACGTTCCAACAGCAAACTCAGGCACACACGGCAGAAGACCCGATGATGGCGCAGTATGGCGCAATGGATGCTAAACTTGGTTCGGATGATTTGACGAAGGGTAAAACAGACGAATTTATTATGGGCGGTAAAGAAAATCTTACGGCAATGAAAGATGCCGTGACCAGCAATACTGATTTACAATCTTTTATGTTGTCGATGCGTAGATCGGGTGCAAGCCCACAATATCTACAGCAAATACAAGACCAAGCCGAACATATGTCTATGGCGATTAAGTTTTATGACCCAGCAGCCGGAAGTATTAAAGATGCTACCAATAAGGCTGTTGCTGCAATGACGCATGGTTATGGCTATCTGCCATCAGGAGATCGCGTTCCCTTAAATAGAATTGATAGCATATCTACAAACACCCAGTTTTATCAGCAGCACATTGGGGATCTAGTATCTCCGCAACAATATGTGCCGCCAACTTATGCTTCAAGAGAACACTATATCCAAGATTTACAAACATCATCTTCTTTTTTAACCGATGAGGCCAATCAAAGATTACTGATGATCGACAATCATGGGCTTCCTGTTCTTGGTTTGGACGGTAAGCAAATATCTGTTGGCTTTAATGATGCTGCTATGCGGAAGCCTGTCGTGCGTCCACCAGATTTAACTGTGCAACCCAATCAATACTTGGGACGTGGTGAAATTCCAGTCAAGGGTTCATTGGCTGATAAAGCGCCTAGCTTCTCCGAAATTCCAGGTATTGCTGAATCGGCAGGGAAGAAAGTTGCTTCTGGTGTTGAAAATCTTGCTGCAAAAGCGAAAGAACGTGAATCCCAAGGCGGTTTGGCTGCGACACCCAATCAATACTTGGGACGTGGTGAAATTCCAGTCAAGGGTTCATTGGCTGATATTATTAACGAGGCGATTAAATAATGTATATCCCTGATGGTACACCATTTCAGATGCCGCAAGAGAGCGCTGCTTTTGATTTCCAGAAAGAGTCTCCAACATGGACTGGATTGACTGGGAATAATATAGCCTCAGACTTTACGAATAAAGCTGGATCGTTCGTTGCGGAGAACGTAGATACAGCTATAGACGCCACATCTAATGCGCTTGGGTTCAATCTTCCGAAGTCTCAGAAAATATCTGCCGAACAAATTAATTCCTCGGCTCCGATTGGCAATGACGGCAAGCAGGTTCATATTACTGATGAGCCGATGTATGAGAATGTCGCCAATATGATTACTAAGGATAAACAGCGAGAATTAGTTAATGAGGATATGAATGCTCGTTATAGTAATACGCATGGATTATTGCCGACATTGGCATCTGGCGCGGCTGCAACGTTAGCCGATCCTGCCAGTATCGCTGCAATGGCATACGGAGGCGCGATTCTCAGCAGCAGCAAGGTTTTAGCTGGCCTTGGTGCTTTGGGCGTTGATACAGCCACTACAGCAGCCAGAGTGGGCGCGAGGGTAATATCAGGCGCTGTTGGCGGCGCGGCTTCCATGGTGCCTTTGGCCGGAGCGCAATTGGGCATCAGCGCGTATCAGGGCGGTGACTACGATGTGAAGTCTGCTCTTAGTGATATGGCGTTCGGGGCTGTCGGAGGCGCATTAATTCATGGTGGGTTCGGAAGCGCGTTGCATGAGAGTGGCGTTCTGAAGCCCGACGAGTTAATGAGGGCGCAGACGCTCAAGACTGACTTTCAATCACAAGCAGCAGATATTCTTCGCCAACCAGCGCCCGTTAAAGCTGCGGCGATGAACTCGACGATTGCTGATGTTGTTAATGGTCGTCCGGCTGATCCTTCGGCAGTCATAGGTAAGGATGGGCAACCGCCCAATTTATCGCAAATTGCTGATGACAGGAAGCAACAAAATCAGAACGGCTATTCCCCCAATATGACGCCAGAAGAAATGGCGGCGGCAAGAAAAACAATTCTTCCGAATGGCCTAAAGGTTGAGCCTCAGCCCTCGCGTTTGCCGGACGATGAAATTAACCGTTATAAAGGAACGGTAAAACAGGAATTGTCGAACGCTGGCATCGAGAATGTTGACGATAGCGTTGTTCAGGAAATAGCAAGAATTAAGGCTGAGCAGATTAATCCAGAAGGTGTTGCTAAACCGCGTCCTTTGGCAAAAGTAGAGGCTGGTGAGAGAAACCCAGAATCTGTCTGGAAATCAGTTGATCTGACGCCAAAGCCCGTTGAAGTTGCACCTCGTCCTGTTCCTGTTGCAGAGCCAAGACTACCTTCTGAATTATCCAAATCCTCCCCTCGTTGGGCCGATGGTAAAGAGGTAGCCTTTAATAGTGACATTGATAAGGCTCTTTATATTGTGGGCGGAAAAGGTAAATCACCAGCGCATGACAAGTTTGTAAGTTTTCTGACTGATAAAGCTGGATTAACGAAGCAACAGATTGCACAAGGCGCATTAGATGTTCGTGAGGCCATTAAGCAAAATGCAAAGGCCAAGACAGAAGTAATCAATGTTCCGAAGGTATTTAATTCTGAAAAACCTCTTGAAATTACCGTTCCGCAAAAACGTACAGTTTCTCCATTTAAAAACCCTAATGTTATTCAACTTGCCGCTGAAATGGGCGGATTAAAGCCACATGGCGATCTCAAAGCTATGGGCGCAGAAACAGAATTTGTCCCCGGTCGTGGCAGACTTATTCGTGACACCGGGCGCAGTTTGCATGAATTAGGTCTTGAGTTGGCTGGACGAGAATATACCGGATTCGATGCACACAACCCACCATCAGACAACCAAGTTCTTGAGCTGATTCGTCGTGGCCTGAACAAGGATCATGTCTATTCAGAACGCAATAGATCATCGATGGAAGCGAGAGACGAAAAGACTGTATTGAGTGAATACCATGAAGATTTAGAGCGTCATGCAGGAGAGATGGGCATTGATACTACTGGGATGAAACCAGAAGAAATTCATGCTGAGCTTGAGAAACAGCTTAGAGAGGCGGCAGAAGAGCATAATGCTCTTGATTTGCTAGATAAAGAAGATCCATCATTACAACGAGATTACTATCCAGATATGGAGGATATTCATGCCAATGAAACCGTCCCGACTAGCGCACATACAGCAGATGAACCAGAAATCAGCGCAGGCGATGAGCGATCCGAATTTGAAGCCGGAAACGAGGGAGGCATTCAAGGCTCTGAACAAGTCAACTCAGAGCTTGCTGGACGCGGAGCCGAAGGTGCAAGAGCCGACGCAGGACGAACAGGCACAGATGATGGGCCAACAGCAAGCGGCGCAAGCGGTGAAGTAGTTACAAAAGGCGATTTATATAAATTACCCCGTGAATCTCTGGAACAGATGCGTGATGAAACGCATTTATCTGACCATGAGAAACTTATAAAAGCCCTTGGAAGCGATGAAGAAGCCAAAAGGTTTAATCGCCTTGTCCGGCAGTCCGAAAGCATGGATCATGCCCGTGCCGACAAAGCCAGCAAGGAACTTGGTGAGATAGAGGATAAATTAACGCCAGAACAACAGAAGCTTATTTATGGCATTGGTGAAACTGGCGCAACAAAAGAAGATTTGGACGAGTTAATAAAAGCTCACAGTGACATCACTTTCACGCCGCATGATGATATTAAAGACATTGGATATATCGGAACCCTTGGAATAAGGAAGATGCTGCCAGAGGAAATTCTATCTGTCAAAGAAGGTAAGGCTTCTATTGCGGCTCAGGCCGCACTTATAAGGTTCAAGGGTGCGTTGGATGAATTGAGAGACAGGGGATTAACCATAGAGGAATCCTTTAAGGCAATGGCGCAGGGGATGTCTGAAAAGTCAGGCATGAGCATAGGCGACGCAACTGATTTTGTCCGTGATTTTTCTAATGCGGTAAAAGAAAGATCAGAAGAAAAACCCACAACCTTCGAGCCAGCAAAGAATGTCGCAGGAGGCGGAGAGCAAGGTGTCCTAAGCGGCATGGAGAAATCCGCTAAACAAGCCATGCAAGCGCGTGGCGACAAGATTAAGCCAAATGTTGAACAAAAACCTGCCGATGAAGGATTGTTTAAGAGTGCAATCGGCGGCGGCGATGAATTGGATTTACGCATTGCCGATGCCGAGAGAACAATCAATGCTTCTGGAATGACGGTCGAAGAACGAGCTGATATTCAGCAAGCCTATAAAGAAGCTGCGGATGCAGATAAAGTTTATTCCGATAAAATGAAGGAACTTGGGCAATGCCTAGGTGAAAATGGGGTTGGGTAATGGCGACTTGCAGCATGGAGCGTGGTGAGTTTCAAAAGGCTATGCGTGACGCGCAGGAAGCCCGTGAGAAGAAGATGGACGCGCTGGATTCTGCTGTTAAGCGCGACAGGATTATGACAAAGATTTTTGGCAATGGGGGCATAAAGAATGCGGCTGAAACGCTCCACGCATTGTTACGCGGATCGTTCAAGAATGTTAATGAGGCTGCGAACAGCATTCAGAGCAAATGGATTTCAAAACGCGGTCAATACAGCACGTTATTTGGTGAGGAATTACGAAAGGCAAATTTGACTAAGGCTTTTAATTCTGGCTTGATGGACAAAGACACATATACTGCAATGTATAAATTGCAGAACGGTGAGAAGATAGGAAATTCCCCCGTTTCTACATTGGCAAAGTTGATTGTCCAGTTCACCGATGGTGCGCGTGATGATGTAAATGCCGTTGGCGGAAGAATTAAGGACGCCCGTGATTATGCAATCGCAACAGATCACAGTTCTGAAAAGTTACGCGCTGCTGCGGGTTCTGGGAAGACATTGGATGAAGCATTTAATGCTTGGTATGGCGATGTAAAACAATGGATGTCGCCCAAAACATTCAGGGGCGATATGCCAAAAGCAGGTGAATCTGCCGCCGATATGCAAATGCGCTTGATGCGCGATATGTATGACAGCCTCTACACGGGCGTTCATGAAAAGGTTGGTTCTACCGAGAGCGGGTTCGTTCCCAAGGATTTTGAGAATACAAAGAACGTGTCCAATCAAGTTTCCGCGCATCGTGCGATAGTCTGGAAAGACGGCGAATCTGCTTATTCCTATTCCCAGAAATACGGCAAAAGCCCCAATCTGGCTACAACCGTTGCAAATATCTTTGATCGCATGGCACGGGCTGGCGCATTGATGGAGCAATTCGGCAACAACCCAATGGCTAATCTTAACATGGTTATTCGTCGCGTTGAGGAAACGTATAAGAGCGAAGGGGATGCCGTAAGGAGTTTTAGAGATCAGGCGAACAACATTCGCAACGAGATGGCATTACTCGACGGAACTGCCAACATCCCGTACAACATGGGATTCGTTGCAAAAGCTGGCCCCGCGCTTCGTGCGTTTGAGGGTACTACGAAATTAGGCGGTGTTATGTGGACGCATTTCTTCTCTGGTGTGTATGCGATTCCCAATATGGCTGCTCATAACGGCATTAATAGGTTAAGCGCGTTTGGGATGATGGCTAAGAGTATATTCGAAGGCAAGCCACAGGGGGAATGGGCGCGGATTGCTGCTGAAAATGGTGCGTATGATGACGGCATGTTCCGGCATCAATCGAATGTATTTGGTGAAAGCACGGTGCCGGGAGCGGTTAGCGCATTTGCCAACAAATTCATGGATGCAACTGGAATCCATTTTCTATTTGATCGCTGGAAAGCTGGCATCAAGAGTATGATTTCAAATAATCTCGCTGAGTCGATTAGGACTAACTTTGATGCTCTGGAACCGCACATTAAAAATCAGCTATCTCGCTACGGCATTAATGCGGATGCGTGGGGGTTGATACAAAAAACAGAGGGCAACCTTCGTGAGTACAACGGCAATAAATACCTGACGCCAACTTCGATTATGGAGGGTTTGGGCGATCATCCTGATGCGAGAAATATATCCGATAAAATCCTGTCCTATTATTCCGATTCTGCCCGTGAAGGGGTTGTGACATCTGGCGTTAAAGAACAAGCGTATATGTACGGCAATTTGAGAAAAGGAACATTGCCTAGCGAATTGGTAAAATCTTTGATGCAGTTCAAAGCGTGGCCTCTTGCTGCTTATAACCAGATACTTGAACGAAATGTCTTTCAAAGCCTATCCAAAAAAGAAGTCGTTTATAATATGGGGATGCTTGTCGCTCTCGGCGTTCCCGCTGGATATATGAGAATGGCTGTGAACGCCAAATTAGCAGGTCGTCCGTTGCCTGATCCGATGAACATAAAGACGGCACTAGAGGCAACTGCCAATAGTGGGTTCCTCGGTATTGCTGGTGACGAGTTGTTTGGGCAAATTCAGCGTATGGGCAAGCAGGGTGTTATTGCCGCTGCTGGCCCCGTTGCCGGAGACTTGAACGACATAGCCTCGCTATACGGTAAAGCGATGGGCGATGTTGAGGGCGAGAAGAATAAACTGTGGCCTGATTTGGCGCACATGGCGGTTAATCACGTTCCTTTCGCCAATCTATTTTACGTCAAGGGTGCGTATGATTATCTGATTGCGTATCACTTGTTGGAGGCTGCTGATCCGGGTTACTTCGAAAGAGCAAATCAAAGATTGAGACAAGAAGGCAATAATACGATGATTGGATATAGTCCTGGTGCTGGCGTTCCGTGGGGGGTTCCTGGTGTTTATCTTGCCAAGGGTGGCGCATCTAGCGGATTGCTGGGCAACAACAAGCTTTAAACACCCAAACACACCCAGCGACAGTATAATACTGTGGAATAACACATAGTTAAATGATACTATGCCGTCAAAATTGTTTTATGCCGGTGACCCTTGACAATTGCTACAGAACAATCGTCCGTTATAATATATGGATAGCTTTTTAAACAAATATCACCTATAATACTGCTCAGACTATCTGCGTGATGCAGACAGGGAGACTATATTGACAATCAGCACAACCGCTTCATCCACCGCCGTTGTTTTGATAGCGGCTCAAACTGTCGTTCCATTTTCATTTATCGCCGATGCTGCATCTGACATTACTGTTCAGACCACAAATACAAGCACTGGCGCATCCACCACTCTAACAGCATCGCAATATACAGTAACGCTTAATTCAGCCACGACTGGTCAGCTTTGGGGTGTGGGGGGATATGTAACTTTAAATAGTGCCCCTGGCGTTGGTTATACTTGTACGATTACGCGCACGCTTCCTTTACAGCAACTTATCAGCATCCAGAATCAAGGCGATTTTGCGCCACAAGTTACAGAACAAGCCCTTGATACTCTTTGCATGGAAATCCAGCAAGTATCCGCTCGCGGTGGCTCCTACCGTGGCGTGTGGGCTACCAACGTCATTTACAATTTTGGCGACATCGTTCAGGACGGCGTGAACGGCGCATATACGAACAACCTGTATGTCTGCGCTATTGCAAATACGTCTGGAACATGGGCAACGGATTTAGCGTCCGGGGATTGGTCGCTTGCTCTTAATATTCAAACTATCAACGCTTCTGGAACATATTTGCCATTGGCGGGTGGAACGATTAGCGGGAATTTGGCGGTAACGGGAACAACGACTACAGCCGCCATTAACGCATCTGGGACTATTACTGGCAACGTGACGGGCAACGTGACGGGCAACGTGACGGGCAACGTGACGGGCAACGTGACGGGCAACGTGACGGGCAACGTGACGGGTGGAACAGTCCAGACCACATCCGTCAATGGCGGTCAACTCGCCGGTCTTCGCAATCGTACGATAAATGGTGATTTTCGTATCGATCAAAGAAATTCAGGCGCGAGCCAGACGATTACCGCTGGAACTTCTGGGACATCAAACGCATATACTGTTGACCGATTTTATGCCGCTTGTACGGGCGCTAATGTCACGGGGCAGCGCGTTGCGGGGTCGGCTCCCAACCAGTACGTTTATAAATTTACGGGCGCGGCCTCGGTCACGGGAATTGCGTTCGGACAAAGATATGAATCGACGAATGTCTATGACCTAGCTTCAACGACAGCGACATTCTCCGTCCAATTGGCAAACAGTTTGCTGACAACAGTAACATGGACGGCTTATTATCCTGGTTCGTCTGACACATGGACATCGAGAACGTCTATTGCAACAGGAACTTTCACCGTTTCGTCAACTGCCGCAATATATTCGGCACAAATTGCCTTGGGTGCAAACATAACGGCTGGGCTTGAGATTGAACTTTCAGTGGGCTCGCAAACTTCCGGCACATGGACAATCGGCGAATGGCAACTCGAAAACGGGACACAGGCGACGCCATTTGAACGAAGATCGGATGGGTTAGAGCTGGTATTATGCCAAAGGTATTTTGAACTTTTGAATAATAATCTCAATGGTACTTTTGCGGCATCGGGTTCTTCACGAGTCATATGGTCCTTCAAAACTTCCAAACGTGTGACACCTACGATGTCATATTCTGGTATTAATGGAAGTCAATCTGCGCTCAGCACTGATTCGGCAGTTGTGGGCATAACGTCCACTGCTGAAGCGGTGATCGGTACAGGTTCAACAGCAAGTGCGGAGCTATAAGCATGGCATATACTCTCACCGCCACAACAACTATCATTCGTGACGCTGACCAAGCGTATATTCCTGCCGACGTGCGCAATAGTGACTATCAAGTCTACCTGGCATGGGTAGCGGCAGGAAATACACCAACGCCATATGCACCACCTAATATGCTGCCATCAGAGGCGCAAGCCGCCCTCACCAAATCAGACATAACCGTTATCCGTTGCTATAGCGCGGGAGTTGCCGTTCCTTCGGCTAACCAAACATACCGCAATGCCTTACGCGCCATTGTTACGGGCGCAGATACGACATCAACTGTTTTGCCAACTGAACCTCCTATACCAACAGGAATTTAACATGAAAAAACTTCTCTCACTTCTTTTGTTTTTGGCCTCGCCAGCAATGGCCGACCAACTCTATGATTCTTCTATTGCTGTTCCCATGACAGTCACGGCAGGTGCCTATATTGCCAGTAAATCTTTAGGCGGGCTATACACCGTCCCCGTGTTCCGTTCTGGGCTTAGTGGCGCTCGGCTGCAATGGGCTTCCGTTCGTTCATCTAGTGGTGTTACGCCTGCGGTTACGATTTATGTTTTTAGTGCGAACCCAACCGCCTCTACATGCACGGACACGAGTGCCTTTGCCCTAAATGCGGCTGATGTGGCTAAGCTTGTTTACACATCATCCGTTACTTTAGCTGCGCCACAAGGATCAACACCTACTGCTGGCACAACGGCAATGAATTTGGGGCTTAGCTTTAACAACACAGACACCATACAAACTAACAAGGCTTATGTTTGCATAGTAGTAGGTGTTGGTGGAGTCACGCCAGCATCAACAACTGACTTTTCATTCTCACTCGGCGTATCGCCGGATTAACGGGGTTTAGTATGGCAAAATTTGAATATCGCATAACGGCATTCCCTCCTTTGGATGAGAAGGAAATGGAAGATCGTTATAATAAGCTCGGAGCCGAAGGTTGGGAGCTTATCACTATTGACGAAAACAGTGGCTTCAAGAAGTCTGTTTTCAAACGTGAAATAAACTCTTTGTTTGTAGCGGGGATAGAATGAGCATCACAACCAATGATATGTTAACCGCTATCTTACAGCTTGTATCTGACCCAGACAAGGTGAAAGCGAACATCGTTGCATTGCAGGACAAGATTGCCGAACATAAAGACGCTCTGGAAAAGAATTTGTCCGCTAAAGAAAGCGCCGAAGCACGGATTATGGCGGCTGAGTTGCGTGAAAAGAACGCTAAGGGGGCCGAGGATGTCGCTGATACCAAACAACAGGAGCTTGACGCGAAAGAAAAATCGCTTCTTGAAAGAGAGGCTGCTTTGGAAAACGCGCAGAATGAACACAATGCTCGTGTGTCCGATTTATCTAGTTCCGTAAACACCCACCAATCTAATGTTGCGTCTCTGCAAGATGATCGATCCATGTTTGACCGGCTCGTTGCAGCGAAGAAGGCTGAAATCGAAGAAATAAAGAATAATGCCTTGGAAGCAGAGGCTCGCGCGATTGCCCATGAACAATACGCTGCCGCTGCGAGTGCTAAGTTGAAGAATAAGATGGATGAATTTGCTGCTGCTTTGAAGGGATAATTCTATGCCAGCAATGTTCGTTCAGAACTTTACTGTCGGGAATCAAGTCAGCAACACGAGCATAGGAACTTCAGCGACTGCTGCCTCTTTGCTCACACCTACTGCTGCTGGCAATGCGAATTGGCCTGACGTTATGGTGGTCAATAACGGGTCTGTCGGTGTTCAATTGGCTTTGGGTGGGGCTTCTGTTGTTGCTGTTAACACGGCTACTGCTCCTGGAACGGCGCAAATATACATCCCTGCGGGGGCTGTTATGATTGTTGGCCGTAACGGGAATAATTATTATTCATCTCTTGCTGATAGCGGAACGGGTAGTCTTATACTTCATTTGGGAACTGGCTCGTAATATGAAATATCTTCTAATATTCTTGCTGCTTATAAGTTGCCCTGCATATGCTGGTCTAAAAGCCGTTACAACCGTTCCGACTACTGCTGCGTCGATTGCGGCAGCTATACAAACACAAACTGGTTGCTCAACTGCTGGTTATGTCTGGGTACCATCTACTAATACTTGTTCTGCTGGTGGCGGCGGAACGTTCAACAAGGGCACTGTCAGCGCACCGGGCTGGGCAGTATCGACGGATACGGCATCAGGTCTGTTTCAATCCGCAACATCATCGACCTTATCTGTTGCCGCTGGAGGTAAAGAGGCCGGAAGATTCTTGCAAGGTTCTGGCACGGTTGTGAACTATCCAACTTTCGCTGGTGCTGCAACTGGAGCAAATCCGATCATCGCTGCAGCGGGTACGGATACGAATATTACGTTGAACCTGACCCCGCAGGGTACAGGTAATCTCAATCTGACGACCGGCGGCATTCTGTTTAATGGCAACAATGCCATCAGATTCCCAACCACGGATTCAACAACTGGTGGATCGATTGCGATTGGCGTTAATGCTCTATCAGGGCAGACATCCAGCGCAGCTTACGGAAATACAGCTATAGGTTATCAGGCCTTGAACGGTACTATGACCACTGCGGCGTTGGCTGATACCGCCGTGGGATACCAAGCCGGAAACTCTATAACTACGGGACGGAGAAATTCCGCGCTCGGTAACTCCGCGCTCACCAATGACAATATCGGAGGGGATAATACAGCATTTGGTTTCCAGGCTTTGTATACTAATTCTTCTTCAAGCGGGGAGACGGCCGTCGGTTCGCAGGCGCTTGTAGTTGCTACTGGCGCCCGTAATACGGCGTTTGGTGCCTTTACTGGCGGCACTGTCACTAATGGAACGAACAACACACTTATTGGTTATAATGTTGCTAATACGACGCTTACGACGGGTAATTCGAATATCCTGATCGGCACGAGTACTGCGGTGGATACTGTAGCCTCTTCCACATCCAATGAAATCAACATCGGCGGCATGATATTCGCTAACAGCAACAGCCTCGCCGCTCCTGTGGTTTCGGCTTGCGGAACAAACACAATCGATGCACGCGCAAATAACAAATCCGGCACTGTAAGCATTACAGCCGGAACTCCCGCCTCCTGCACAATCACCTTCGCAGGTACGGGCTACAGCACATGGAACCATTGCCGCGTAACGAGCCAATCTGTTAATGCAGCCTTTGCCTATAGCTACACAACTACCGTTTTGACCGTCACGGGGACGGCTCTTGCGGGTAAAATAGATTATGACTGTGACGGAGTATAAAACATGGCCGATACGATCAATTCAGTAACCGCTAATGAAGACGGTTCATATACGTTTGCTTTTACTTTCGACAATGGCGCAGGAATTTTGGGCAATACAGTGGTCAATTTGCCAGCTCCTGTCGGAACCCCTGCTGTTTACGACACTGACGGTGTAACGGTAATAACACCAGCAGTTGCCGCCGTTCCTTATACAGACACCACTGCAAAAGTTGCTGTATTGCCGATTGCGCGTACTCAAAAGGTCGCGTGGGTTGCCGCTCTTAACGCGACAGGTATTGTGGGGGCCGTTTCTCTCTAATGCCCCACTTCGCCGCCCAAATCTTTGATGCTGATAGGTTTACGAACTCGATAGCGGATCGTGAGGATGCGCTGCGGTGGATTTATCAGTCGGCATCACGGGCGGCATTTGGTGATGTTAGGCTATCCGACACGCGGGATTTTCTAAGGCGCACGCTGGTAGGCGTGGAGTTTTTCTTAGAACCGCCAATGGACGAGGCGGAACGTAACAGGCGATTGATTCCAGTGAATGCGATTTTGGGAATGGATCCGAAATGAGCAACCACGAGCTTTTCCACGATGTACGCTTGAAACTGTTGGGAAACGGTTTTGAGCATATTAAGGGCAAAGGTAAAGGCGATCATCACCAGTTTTGCAAGGAAGGTCTCAAGATAACCGTTCCGTATGCGTTACGAGATCGGAACATGCGGAAGAAGATCCTCAAACAGGCGGGGATCGAACCTAAATGATGGAAAAATACATCATAGCGGCGATAATGGTCATAATGGTGCTAGGGATGGTATTCTTGTCGTTGCGATAACTACCTAAATATGTTAAGTGTCAATACCTAATCAAACAGGGAGAGTAAAATGGGCGTTTTGCAGGATCTAGAAGCAGGTAACTTTAGCGCGGTATTTCATGACATCGCTGCTGGCTGGCAGGGCTCAACCGTAGGTTCGGCCATTGATACGGCTGCTACAGCGGCTTGGGCTGAACTAAAGACAATCGCTCCTGGCGATTTACTCAGTATTGTTGAAAATGTCGGCACTTCGATCCTTGCTGGCGTTGCTGCTGGCAATCCAACTTCTGCCATTATCTCCGAAGGCATCTCTCTTGCCGAACAGGCTTTTGTAACGGCTGGCAAGACTGTTGCGGCTACTACGCTCAGCACGTTTGTTGCAGCCGTGCATAATCAGGCTGTGACTGCCGTTCCGGTGGCTGCTACGCCTGTTGCTGCTGCACCCGCCGAAGCTGCTCCTGTCGATCCAGCACCTGCAGCCTAAGCATGTGGGGCTTTATCGCCTCAGTGATTAAAGCCGCCTTCAGCACATTCTGGGGGCGGCTTTTTCCTGCCAAAACGGCAGACTCCCAACGCGCCGACGATCTACAGGCAAATGTTAACGCGATTATGGCAGAGGCCAAGGCCGCAGAAACAGCTCCTACAGACGAAACGGCGATGGAAGCACTCTTACGCAAGGGGAAATTATGAAAGCTCTTCTTGCCCTAATTCTGCTCACTGGATGCGCTTCTAGCAGTGTATCGAACGCTTGCCCGCCATTGCGCCCTTGGACAAACGACCAGCAAGATACTATGGCAGCTGAAATCGACATGCTCCCGCCTGGATCTCTGTTAATCCCTGCAATGGAGGACTACGCCAAGCTACGGGCAGAGATTAGGGCTTGTGGTGTCTAATATGCAAGACAGAGAACAACGCCGTATTGATGAGCAAAAACGGCTTTTCGACATGATAACCAAAGCATGGTTAGACGAAAAGTTTGCAACATTTGGCCGATGGACATTCAAGGCCATTCTCGCGGTTATATTTGTTTTATTTCTTAAAATGATAATTCACCTTAATTCAAATGATCTGAGGGGCGTTATAGAGTCATTCGGCCAAGCCCAGGATCTTACGAGATGAGCGACACTGACCAGTTTTCGGATGCTGGGATAGTCGCCAGAACCGTGTATGGGGAAAGTCGCAACCAACCCCGCCTCGGCCAAGTCGGCGTTGCATCCGTGATTATGAACCGGGCCAATAGTCCGAGATGGTGGGGAGACAATCCTCGTGATGTTTGTCTAAAGTATGAGCAATTTAGCACATGGAACGCCAATGATCCAAATCGCGCCATTATCATGAATGTGGATGTTGCCGATCCAGTGTTTCAAGGATGCTCACAAATAGCCGCTGATGCGATTTCCGGTAAATTGATTGATCCCACTGGCGGCGCGGATTCCTACTGTGTAACGGGCCTTGTGACGGCATGGAACCGTAATTTAACGCCGTGCGCGGTAATCGGAGCGCACTCATTCTATAAAACCGTCTGATCCTTCGCATCCGCCAATGACCTAACCAGCGTGTGAATACCGGTTTGAATTTCCGCGTCATGCTTGATGATGCGTTTTCCCCTCCACCAAGCACCTAGGATAGCGCCAATTGCGAGGAATGATAATTCGGTGAGGGTGGGCATACGGGTGTGGGGGTTAAAGGTTAAGCTAGAAGCCGGAGAGATTTTACCCTCTCCGGCTATTCCCCAGCCATGAGGAATTCTTTGTTCTATTATGCTTTATTGGACAACTTCGTAAGCTTTTTTAATCTTTCTATTCTATGATGCTCGCAATGATGTTTTTTACATAACCATCTTATCATTTGTTTAACTTTTTAGCAAATTGTTCTGCACCAAAATTACCGTGCACCAGCTTGGCAATTTCTTTTGCGGTGTATGTATCGTCAAGGCTCTTGCCGGTTTGTTCGACAAAGTTTTTGACTCCGGCAGCACAAGTGCCTGTAACAGCACGATAAATGCCAACCCATTCTTTGCCTGTGGCTTTCTTGGGCAATTCTCCATCGAATTTTGCAATGTCCTTGTAAATCAAATCCTCACGCGCTTTGGCAATTGTCTCTCCGTGCGCGGAATTGCCCTTATCGTCGCTTACGACGTACAGAACTTTTCCTTGTTCCGTTTTGACCTTCTTCACGCCCTTCTTGTTGGAGAGGACGTAAGAAAATACCCGATCTGTAAAATCAACCTCAACCCATGCGCCTTTTTCAACGATATACCAGCTTCCGGCTTTAAGGTTCTTGCCGTCAACTAAATCGGCGTTTCCGCCAACTGGCACGCCGTCTTTGGTATATTCGGAAGCCATTAGCAGGTTGCCAAGATCACCTTTGACGGCTGCACGGTAGCCAATGCTTGTGCATCCGCTATGCTCCCCAGAGCTTTCTGCTTTGCTGTACTTGCCCGACGATGCGGCTTTGCTGTAGTCGCCCGACGATGCGGCTTTGCTGCCGTAGCCCGACGATGCGGCTGTGCTGTAGTAGCCCGACGATGCGGCTGTGCTGTAGTCGCCCTTATCCTTATCCTTCTCCTTGGCAGTTTTATAAAACTCGTC